AAACCCTTCACTGCAGAGAGCTTTTAATATTCGGTATAATGTTTTCCATTCCTCTTTATTTTTAATGCCATTTTAAAAGCAGGTTGGTCTAAAAGTGCCGGTTTGAAATGCCCATTGGTCTAATAAAATTCTGCCAGCAAAAAGGATTTTTATATGACTTCGCCTATAAAAGCGAGAAAAACTTATTTAATCATATATAATAGATGGTTAATATTACTTCTAATTCATACATAAATCATATTACGGTTAATAAAAAAGAAAAGAAACTCCTTAAACAACTTACACGATGTAGAACAAGGAAATGTTCTAAAGTAACTAAAGAATACGTTAAAGAAAATCAGATTTTTGAAAATAAACTAGATAAAAGATGTAATACTACTAATTTTGACTGTCTTGATAAATTTTCTAAAAAGCACGGTGCAAAATCTAGAAAACTTATACTAAATTTATGAAATGTTCTAAAGAAAAATGTGCTAAAGAAACTAAACTGTGGAGAAATAATCTGAAACCCCTCAAGTAAAATAGCGCCTGAAAAAATTGAACCTATACGCTTGGCATTTATAGTTACATAATGCCGATTGTATACCCTCACACCTTCAGCTCTGAAGGCACCGGTCCCTGGTGGGGCATTCGCTGTTCTACAAAATTCTATCAAGATACTGTTAGACAACTTGATAATTCTACACGCTGCTTTGTCTATATGACAAATATTCGCGGTGAGACACTTGCCATTGCAATTGAGGGACCTTATACCGACGATGTAACGGAAGACATTGTCTTTGCCCCCTCTTGGGTATTTGACCGCCTGACACTTTCTGAGGGAGAGGAAATTATTATGGAGCCAATTCTTGAGCCACTGCCAAAGGGTGAATCTATTACTATTCGACCTCTGACTAGTGCAACTGTTGAAGGACCCATGTTCCTAGAGGGACTTACTGAGGCCCTGAATCAACTCGGTGTTATTCAAGAGGGTATTCTTTCGGCCATCGTAGACCCATCTCTCCCTGAGCTACACCAGTTTGCCATTGAGAGTCTAGTGCCAAATTCTGTCTGCTTGGCTGATGGCGAGCTCCGCGTAGAAATTGAGAGGGCGCTTGATAGGCCACCTACACCTGAGACTTTGCCTGCGCCTAATACTTATGAAACGGAGTTCGAATCCGAGTTGCCAATTGCACCAATTGCCTATGATGAAAATTCTCAGGAGAGTTTCACTCCTATTATACCTGGGGTATTTGTTCCCTTTAGTGGAAGAGGGCGACGTTTGGGTGGCTCTTAAATATAATTAAATAATTAGAATGCCTTGGGTATGTTCAGCATGCAGTTTTGAAAATCAAGAAATCAACATGGCTTGCGAAGTTTGTGGTACTTTACGTGAGGGATATACACATAATATTCTTGAAACCAATAAAGGTGATGAATTTAAGAAAACGAAGGATAACGTAGTTTTAACCTTTGGTAGATTTCAACCCCCGACAAAAGGTCATAAAATTCTATTTGATGAAGTTTCTAGATTAGCTACAGAACAAAATGCAGATGCATTCGTTTTTGTCGTGAATTGTAGTGGGGGCACTTGTGTTGAGCAGCCATTGCCAATTCATATTAGATTAAATATTCTAAAATTAATGTATCCTTCTTCAAATTTAAAGTTTATTGGGTTACACGACCATGATAATGGTGTCAATTTAGATATTATTATTACAGAATTATTAGAAAGGCAACATTATCTTCCTGAAAATATTACTGTGATAGAAGGTTCAGATGCAGTAGAAGTAATTGATGAAAGTATTCAAAATGTAATTAAAAAGAAACAAAGGATGGTAGAAGTTGCTGAAAAGGCACTTGAAAAATTAAAAGAAACTCAGCTATTATATAATGATGCCAAAATAAATGTTATACAAGCTGGAAAAAATAGAACAACAAATAATAAAACAGAAGCATCAATTTCAGGAACAATGGTGAGAAAAGCTGCTTTAGATGGTGATAAAGAAACATTTTTTGAAAATGTATTAATTGGTGATATGACTAAATCAGATGCCATTGCATTAATGAATATAATACGAAAATTAGATAAGAAGCAAGAAATAGCAGGTGGTAGTCGCAAGATGCAGAAGAGTCGCAAGATGCAGAAGAGTCGTAAGATGCAGAAGAGTCGCAAGATGCAGAAGAGTCGCAAGGTTTAGTAAAAAAGTTGAATGTTGTAGTTCAATAAAATGTGTATAAATGAGTGCGGAATTAAATAAAGTATGTAAACAACAGAAACCTTGGAAACTCTCGTCTCATTATGACGATTCCGATCCAAATGCACGTATTTCAGAATCTGAAATTATAGAAGCACTTGGAATTAAAGAACAGACACTGTATACTCATCTACCTGCCAAGAAATTTCCAAGAGAAGATGGTTACATTGTGGGAATTAAACTTGCTGAGAAGGATCCTCTTGCAACTGTTACTAAGATTCCTGTGGTCACATTTACATTAGACGATTTACAGGAGGCAGAAGCCGATACTGAAATCTCAGAGAAACAACTCATTACCGCATCTGAACCCGCCATATCACTTAATGATTTGAAAGATCTAGCCCGCCAAGCAAATAATAAAGTCGCCGAAAAATACAATACATTAAATTACGCTAATAATAATAAACCAAAGGGGAAAAAAGAGGATTTTCCTACATGGTTTAAGAGTCAAATTTGGCGCAAGGCCCATGGGTCTCTAGAGAAAGTCCAGTGCCCTGTATGCTCTATGAATCTCATTAGTGTAGATTCATTTAGTGCAGGCCATATTCTAGCCGAATCAAAGGGTGGTATGATGTGTTCTGAAAACATCATGCCAATCTGTCCTGAATGTAATTCCCAAATGGGAGCCAGACATCTGTATTGGTTCGCCTGGCATTATTATGGAAAAGTTATGTGGTCAGTATACTGACAAGTTTATTAAATGTTTAAGACTGGATGATAGTGTAGTTAAATGCGGGAACTGTATTATTTGTATGAGTGCCAGTCGCAAATACTTTTAATATAAATCCATTTGTTACAGGCCATGCAGCCGCAACTATCCATCCAGCAAAATTAGCCACCGGATTTGCAATAACTGTATCGTTTACAGTTACACCCGTTACTGTAAATGCTAAGTCGTATACATCTCCAATATTATAATTACCAGCATGTGAAGGACCAGGAAGTGAAGATGTTGTAGACAAATTGGATCCCTTCAGTATTCTTGTAATTAATGTTCCAGATGCGGCTACCTTAACTCCACCTTTTAATGTGCTAGCATCAGTGACAGAAAGGGTTCCAGTTAGTGCACTGTTACCGGTAACATTCAAATCTTCAAGAATATTAACCGATCCATTTGTCAGCGTAGGTGCACTGTGGTCCGTGAGGCCGCCAACAGGATCTACTGCGTCCTTAAGATAGTTAGGGCGATCTCCATTGTAAACCGCAAACACGGGGGCATTCACATCAATGAAACCATTCAGTCCAGATTGATTATCAAAGACACCCACCATCACAGTAGACGGAGGGAATGTTGTGGTAACACCATTCACTGTATCAATTGGGTGTGCACCAGGGAAAAGCTTCTTACCATTTTCGCGTAAGATACGCCCAGCAGGGCAAGTGCCAGAAGTTGCACCAGTTACCTTTGATAAGTCACCAGTGGTTTTAAATGTCTGGGAATTCATCGACGTTTTATATGTGAAAAAGTTCAGGTGGAATGCAGCGGTAGCAATATATGAACGCGCGGATACTTCCTTTAGTTGCCTAGACATTATATTATAGCCGGATAAAATATAATTGGACCAGATTTTAGAATAGATCTAATTATATTTTTTGTAAAAGCATATTAACAAGATTATTACGCGGTGTCTGTAAATGCAGCAGTTCTAGAAAGTTCAAATAAGCTTGTTCCATTGCAAATATAGTGAATTGTATATATATTAGTATTTGTTACAGAAAGTGTTCCCATACCCTTGATATTTGTTCCAAATGTTATTATATGAGAACCACCGCCGGTAACAATCAAGAATACCTGTGCTCCTACAGACGGATTTGTTAAACTAATAGTAACATTCGCACTTGTAGTCATAGTAAATACTTGACCAAGACTCACATCTAGAGTAGTAGCGTTAGAAGTGGTAATAAGTGGCGTTATAGTAGAGGAACGCAGTTGACCTGAAGCAACAACCTCACCAGGACTGGTGACATCTCCAGCACTAGTAATATGTCCAAGGGAAAGAACAGAAGGTCCAAGATTCTTCGTAGTATTATCCGTAGTATAGAGAGAATCCTCCTGGTAATTTGGCCTATCGGTATTGTATGGAGCAAACATGGGGTCATTGGGATTAATGAATCCCTTAAGCCCACTGCTTGTATCATAGACACCGACCATATAGGTAGAAACACCCGAGTGAACATCAGGGTATAGCTTCTTACCAGATTCACGTAACACATGGCCAGCCGGGCAATTTACAGTAGTAGCACCTGATACTGCAGATAGGGCACCGCTTGTAATAAATCTTGGTGCAGGACCCTTGCTAACCGTATAAGTATAGAAATTTGCATTAAATACATCCGTTGAAATATATGACAGTGACCCAACTTCTTTCAGATGACGATCCATTATACATTAAAGACATATTTTTATTCAACGTAAATCAGAAAGCCCTTGCGCATCACTGTAAAATTGAAAATCATTTTTGTATAAATTTGTATCATACATGGATTCTAATCTAATTCCTACAAATACTGTCATAAGTTTAACAGATACTAACGTTAAAGTGAAGGTTAAAGCCAAGGTGAAAGCAGAAGCAAAGCTAGAGCCAAAGCTAGAGCCAAAGCTAGAGCCAAAGCTAGAGCCAAAGCTAGAGCCAAAGCTAGAAGCAAAGCTAGAGCCAGAAGCTAATACAAGGCCCCAATGTGCAATTTGTGTTGAGCCATACAATAAGGCCGCAAATACCGAAATCAAGTGTTGCTTCTGTGAAAAATCCGCATGTCGTCGCTGTATTCAGACTTTCCTCACTACAAGCACTAATGACCCCCACTGTATGCATTGCTCTCGTGCCTGGGAGCGTGAATTTATCGATGACAATCTCACGATGACTTATCGAATGGGCGATTATAAGAAACATCGCGAGAACATTCTCCTGGATCGCGAGATTGCCCTTATGCCCGCCACCCAGCATCGCGCAGAGCAAATCCGTTCAGCCGAAAAGATGGAGCGAGAACTTATTCCTCCCTTCGATAAGGACCTCAGAGAGCTCTATGCTAAGCAGGCTGAGGTAACCAAGGAAATCAATCGGGTCTATACTCTAAGGGCCGATGCATACTATCAAATCAGTCGTCTTCGTGATGGTCGTGGTGAGAAGGCTAAGTCCGAATCCACCTTCATTCGCAAGTGTCCTGACTCAGAATGCCGCGGTTTCTTAAGTTCTGCACTGAAATGCGGACTATGTTCCAAGTGGGCCTGTCCCGAGTGTCATGAGCTCAAGGGTGAGAATCGAGACTCTGACCATACCTGTAATCCTGACAATGTTGCCACCGCAAAGCTCCTGGCCAAGGATAGTCGCCCCTGTCCTGGCTGCGCCGTGCTAATCACAAAGATTGAGGGATGCGACCAGATGTGGTGCCCAGAGTGTCATACAGCCTTCTCCTGGCGCACAGGTCAGAAGGAATCTGGTGTTGTCCACAATCCACATTTCTACGAGTGGCAGCGTAAGCAGAATGGTGGTGTTGCACCTCGTGTAGTCGGAGACGTTGCATGTGGTGGAATTCCAACGTATCACGATGTTCGCCATAGGCTTGTAGGGCTTTCAGCTAAGGAACAAGAGTGTGTGCTGAATTTCCATCGGATTGTGCAGCATGTTCAGCACGTTGAATTACAGAGATTCCATAATGTCTTCAATGAACTGGATAATCAAGATATTCGCATCCAGTATTTGCTAGGAAATGTCAACGCAGATGATTTGAAGGTGGAGGTTCAGAAAAGAGAGAAGCGCCGAGAGAAGGAGCGAGCCATGCGCCGAGCCATGGAGGTTCTAGTGCAAGCTGGCACTGATCTTCTCAGGCGAATCATGGCTGAGACGGATGTTGCCAAGAAAGGGGCAATTATAGATGAGATTGATTCACTGCGGATATACATTAATGAGCTTCTAGAGAAGGTAAATGACCGCCTGAAGCTCTCTGTGCCACAGTATAGCTCTAATTGGATGACGACATATCCCTTCAGCCCCACGGCAAAAAAGGCGAAGAAGCTTGAAGAGGAGAAGAAACGTGCAAAAGACAAAATCGCTGCAAATCAAGCGGATATTGCTAGAACAAGAGAAGAGATAGAGGCCGCACGAGTAGCGCGAGTAGCGCAAGTGGCGCAAGTAGCGCAAGTAGAGCCTGTGGCGCAAGTAGCAAAAGTAGAGCCTCTGGCGCAAGTAGAGCCTGTGGCACCTCTAGCAAATCCAAATAATTTCACTGAATTCATGCGTGGAGTTGTAGTTCAGGCTAATATAGAGCGCACTGCTAATCCAGGGCCTCATAATAGAGGGTTACATTTGGTAATGGCAGCAGATGCTATAAGGGCCGCTAGGACTCCTACTGTAGTGGCCCCTATAGCAAGAGTAGCGCCTGTGGCAAATGAGATTACTGAAGAGGACATTCAACTTGCTATGAACTACGTATACTCTAATCCCTCTCCAACCTAATTCACCAGGACCCAGGATTCCAGTAATGATCTTATTTTTTAAATATCATATAAAATAGAATGCAAGCTAGAATGCAGATTCTTCAAGAAGTAAATCGGGTAACCCAACTTTTTAGAATGTTAGCAAAATTAAATGAGGAAATTGCAAAATATCAAAGACTATTACGAATAGCAACACGCCCTGACCAAGTTCAATTCTTAAATGCGGAAATTCAAAAGAAAACTCTTGTTCGCGCAGAACTACAAGCAGAATATAATACACTAACACAAAGCATGCGTAATACTCTACCAGCTTTGTCACACCCTAGTCCTAGTGCTGCGCCCCGGCGTAAAAATGCAAATAATACAAAAAATGTAAGGACTACAAGGCGCTGGGGGTGTGAAGGAGGTGTATGTGGATGGTTATTTGGTTCTAAAACTAGAAATCTTAGATCTAAAGCTCCTAATGCCGCAGCTCAAGCTGCCGAAGTTGCAACCGTTCAAGCTTCCCAAGCGGCCAGAGCTGCCCGTTTAGCCCAAGCGGCCGCTGCTCGAGCTGCTGAGCAAGCTGCAATAAATGCAGAAGTAAATGCAATGGCTGCTACACTACCACGTGGTCCACCCTTAGAGGGAGCTAATGCTCAATTAGCAGCTCAGGTAGCCCAGCTAGAAGCTGAGGCAGCCGCTGAAGCTCAATATGGGTCACTAGGGCCAGAACATAACGCAGTCCAAGAAGAACTTAAGCGTGGTACTCAACGTGTTCAAGAATTTAGTAATATTTTATCTGGAGTTAGAAGACGCGGCGGAAAACGCAAGAGTTCTAAGCTAAGAAAAACTAAGGCCAAGGCCAAGAACTCAAGGCGTCATAGGCATTAAACTACTAACATATTATTCTCTCTCCATCTTAATCCCCAGAAGCCTATGAATCTTCTGGAGCTGTGGTCCCGTTGGACAAAGCTTCCCCGCCTCCCATGCATTGCATGAATTCGCGGGAAATTGACCCTGCATATCTAACTGTTTCTGTGTCCATCCCTTTGATACTCGCACCTGAGCCATCTCAGCCCTTGACTTTCCAGTGAGAGTGAGGGGCTTTGTTACTGAAACATCCTCGGCCTTCCTGGCTGTCTGGGCTGCAACTGACAGGGCGGGCCTTGTTTGGCCTAGCTTTGTAGTGGTTTTGGTAGAAGACCTCAGAATAACAGGTTCCCAATCTTGTTGCATTGTATGCATTTTACAATAGTCCCTGGTTTCAATTTTTTTACCTAGCATAATTTAGATGCAAAATAATATCCCACCTGGCGCAGTACTAACTGGCGGCAAGTCTAAGAAAACAAGGACTAAAAAGGCTAATAGCAAGGCCAAGAGAAGGTCTAAAACTAGAAGACATTAATCACGAAGAATGAATCGTCTCGTGATCATACGCGTAGGAGAACAATACCTCTGGCAAACATCAAAGCCCCTTGGACTTTGGTCAAGCCCAGAATCACATGCGCAACACGTGCGCCACCTCTTCGTTGAAGGATATAATGTAATTGCACTCTTTGTAGGAAGAGGCGATATTCCTCTAGCGGCAACCAGAATTTCTGGTGTCCGAGAACGTATCTTGGAAGACAGTTTTTTTCCTCAATCAATTGATCTAGGAGAACTCTGGACATTTCTACAATTTGACCCAACTAATATGATGAATCTTGAACAAACCAATACAGTCACTCATATTTCTTCAATAAATTATATTAAATATACGGTTGGTTCTCAAATTCCTATACCCGTAAATATTTCCAGGGATTTTATAAATTATTTTATAAATATGACTGGTGCCCTGAATTTAAATTTGCCATTGAATACTAATTATATCGTTCCTAATAATGTAAATTATATCATCTAAGAGTAAGAATGAAGACCAGGCGTCTAAGAGCTAGACGCCAATCTCTAAAATCCTATGTCTGGCCAGCAAATTCCATCGTCTACATTTGCGGTGCAAACAAGGTCAAATTCGGACCCTCCGATAAGGACCTCGGTGGATCTGAGCAAGCCGTCGTGCAACTCTCCAAATGCTGGGCCAAGCAAGGCAAGCACGTGACCGTATTCGGTAATGTAAAAGAAGGTATCAAGGACGGTGTGGATTATCGCCCAATGGAAGAACTCCGCTTAGCTGACACTTTCAATGTGGCGATTTTCTGGCGCTCATTCGGTATTCGTCTGCTGCCGCTCATAAAGGCTAAGAAAGTTCTCGTTGACCTGCATGATAGCTGGGACCCAAAGAACTATGTGTCCCCTGCGGATCTCATTGAGAAAACTGACTATTTCATGGTGAAATCGAAATATCATCGGTCTCTATATCCTTATATACCAAATTCAAAAATACGTATTGTGATGAATGGAGTGCAAGTTGGACTTTTCGAAGACATTCTGGAAAAGACACCTGAGCTCGAGGAAAAAAGAGACCCCCATCGTTTCATATATGCATCTACATATGAGCGTGGTCTGGAGCCAATCTTGCGCTATACATGGCCAAGAATAAAGCGGGCCTTCCCAGATGCATCATTCCATATTTTCTACGGAATGAATCGCCTCGCCAAGACTCCTCTCGGCCAACGACTCTTAAAACTCTTTGAGCAGGCTGGAGTTCATGAGCATGGGCGTGTAGACCTCGAGGAAATTGCAAGGCAGAAGGCAAAATCCGGTTTCCACTTGTATGTCAGCAATTCTGAGACTGAAATAGACTGCATTAGTGTGCGCGAGTCTCTGCTATGTGGCTCTATACCAGTTCTAGGAAATGACTACGTGTTTTCAGAGCGTGATGGAATTCATGTTACCGGCAGTACCAAGGATGAGGCCACATATAAACGGGCGGCATCCGTGATCATCGGGTCTCTCAAGAGAGAGCCTGCCTACCTTGAGAAGATACGTGAGAAACTCAAGAAGTCAAAGACAATTGTATCATGGGATGAGATTTCAATGGCATGGCCTGTATAAATAATACTCCGCATACTACGCATACTACGCATACTACGCATACTACGCAGTGCGTTTAAATGAATCTGACTAATCCGGCGAAACGAATAGATGTCTTCCTGGATTATTGCTAAGAACAAGCAGGCAAAAAAGAAGGTAACCGTAATAACTAAGTATCATGATACTTCATTATCAGGGGATGTGTTCGATATGTATTTAGATTATATTGGCGCATATATTTACGCTCAGAAACTCGGTGAAACCTGCAATGTCTGGGATTCCAATGGCATCATAAAGGAATCTCTGAAACTAACTCCCCAGGTAAAACTCTTGAAGGAGAAGCCTGAGGCAGAGCCTCTCACAGTAGAGGAATACAGTACATTGACAAAAAAACTAACATTCAAGGAAATTCAGAAGATTGCTGCAAGTCTCATTGTCTACGACGATGCCTTGAATCGATCTGTTATCAAGACTCTAGAAAAGGTTGGAATTAAAACAATATTTGATATTGGAATCCAGCTTGTAACTGGGGCAGATGAGTCCTTGCTAAAGCGTTTTTATGCTCTAGTTAAGGCATTCCAGGTAAAGTCAAAGAAGGAGAAGTTGAATATCTATGTGATGGCAGATTCTTATGATGGCGTAGTAGAATTCCAGAAGTTGTGCGACCCTTCCTGGAAAATTACTTCCCTCAGTAAAAATGTACCCCGAGATTCAAGTGAGAATTTTATCCAGGTTCTAGCTGAGGTTCAAATTATGACTGCACTTCCCGCGCTGATCCTGGATTTTAATAGGCCTGTGGATAAATATATTTATTTGATGCAGAGAAATCCCAAGCTGGATTATTTTCTTGAATTGAATTCTATGGAATGGAATTTATTCTAATGGAATTTATTCTAATTTGATTATAGATTGAATGAGTGAACGTGCAGGGAGACTTCCTCTTGGCAGCACGACATATAAAGCTGCTAATGGAACAATTAAATCGGTTCTTGGTCGTGGAAAATCACGAGCAGCAACACCAGCAGCAGCAGCAGTAACAGCAGCACCAGCAGCAACATCTGCAGACAGAAAACCACCACCACCAGGTAAACGACAAGATACTCCTCCTCCTTCCATTGGTTTAACCGGATCTACTAATACACGGCCAGCAGGTCAACGAAGACCCTTAACGCCACCACCTAGTAGACAGGGACCAGGTGGACAAGATCCTCCTTCCATTGGTTTAACCGGATCTACTAATACACGGCCAGCAGGTCAACGAAGACCCTTAACGCCACCACCTAGTAGACAAGTCCCCACTCAACGACCTGATACAAAGTTTACAGCATCATGTGGAATCTGTAGCTGTTCTGGAAGTGACAAGAGACGATGTGCATGTTCATGTACTGCTACACCTACAACCGGTGGTTCTTTAAAGAAATCTAGGAAATCTAGGAAATCTAGGAAACTGAGAACCCGACGAGTAAAGACAAAACGCCATTCACGCCACTAGTTTTTCTAATAAGCTTTTAGATGGAATATCTTCCCGATATAGATAAATGGATTCAAAAAAAGAAAGTGCTAGAAAGAGTAGCTTCTATAGCACGTTCTCGTGGTAATAAGCGGCATATCACACATAAGCGTTATAGATCTCATAGAAAATATAGAACTCATACGCGTCGGCGCTAAAATTTGAATTTTCCATAAACAAACACAATTCATACATGGATGATCTTTATCCAAGTATGAATTCTTATGAAGCTAAATTTACAAGCATTGCAGAGTTATATATCTATTCTTCATTAATAGTCGGCATTCTAATTCTTGTAAGTTTCATATGGGTAAAGGAACCCCAGCGTTACTATAGAATAAAACGCAAGAATACTGACGAGGCACCTATTATAAATGTCTAATCCGTAATACATGTAAGTAAAATACTTGATGAATTATTTCCCCGTTTCCAGTATTCTAGCTCCTCCTTTGAAATATGTTCTTTCAAAAAACCCTTATACCACGGTAAATGTTTTGCAGTAAATTCGCCCGCAATCCTAATTTGCGTGTCTTCAGAATATGCTGGATTTATTAAACAAAATGTCGTATCAGTAGGCGCATCATAAACTTCATAATTATCTGCAATTCGTTTTTTCCAGTAGTGACTTTCCCATTCTACAATAGTCATATCGTGTTCATAATTCTTACAATCTAATAATTTTTTAGGCTCACTTATATCTAGTGCAAGACCAACCTTATATGCACGATGTCTAATTGAAAGTTCATATAATATATCACTGAAATTCTCAGGCATTCTAGGATTTAATTCCAAATCCGGATCACTCAATATATATATATCAGGTAAGGTATTCTTAAATACAGTAGCTACACCACATCCATAATTTTTATCTAACATCCGAATATCAATCTTAAGACCAAGCTCACTCTTAATTTTCTCATAGTAATCTAAGAGAGGTTGATAATTACTGTTATTATCAAAAATTATAATCGGATTCTTAAAATATTTTAATTGATCAATAAAATTCCTGACAAAAAATAAATTATTATATGCAATCACTACTATTGGGATTTCCCCTGGTATTTTTTTAAAATAATATATACTAATTACAATTGCAACAATTGTAATTGAAACTATATATATTAATTGATCATTTTCCATATCTACTGTGACCGGGTTTATAATTTATCTCGGCAAATGTCCAGACAATTTTGGCAGAATCTCCCTATGATATGTCTTGTCAAATTCTGCTATAGAATCCCTGAAATTTGCCGACGGACGAAAAGCAATAGGTCTGATCCCCTGCACATAGGTAATTGCCTGTTGTGCACTGTAGCCTCTAGTCGCAATCAAATACATTGCCATAATTGCAGCAGACCTCTGCATTCCTGCATGACAATGAATTAAGAGATTATTCCCCTGGTTATGCTCCTGCATTACTTTGTAGACAGCTTCCTGTGACCACAGTGTCATATTACGAATTTCCTCCGGTTGTAGATTATCATCCACTGGAATCCTATATTGTTTCTTAATTGTCGTGGAAAAAGGAATATCCTTAGTGGCATTAAATACCACTGTTATTCCTTTCTCTTTCATCCATTTTGCATTCTCTGATGCCCTCTTATTTCCTAACCAAATCCCTGGAACTATCTCGTGGGCATCTGGAACTGAGGCCATACTAATTGCTTGTATAAGTAAAAATGAAAAGCCCTGGCGTGCCCACTTAGGACACCAATAATGAAACCATCGAAAAGCCTGACTAAACATCTCTATCGTATGGATGAGGTCCTATCTTCCCTCAGGTGGTCAATTATAACTCATAATCTTACGGATACGGCCTTCTGGACCATTGAGCTCTTTGAATCCAATCTTATTCAAGAATGCATTGAACTCCTGGAAACCATCTGGCTCTATCATATTGGATTCGGCTCCTGGTTTGCTCTGAGACTTATCCTGTATACATACGAGGCCGGTGATATTAACCAGGCGAACCTCTTAGCAATAACATGCGCCTTCGCCAAGCGGAGACTCTGTGATTCAACTGTATTTCACCTCTTACTCCGGGGTGCTATAGCTAATAAAAAGCCCTGGGTGCCAGCATTCCCTCATACTACTGAATATCATACAGTCCAACAAGCTGTGCTGGATTGCTTGAAACGAGGAAAGCTACAGGAAGCATGGCTTCTAGGTCGGGCATTGACAGAGGAAGAGCAATGGACCTTACTGGAAGGTATGGCCAATGAGCTAGGGCGCAGTGATGAACTCCTAGTGCTGAAAGAACTCAGAGAATGTCGCCAGGAATCTCTTGCTAGCTCGTATATTCTTGTATCCCTTGACCACATTAGCTGGATGCAATCCCAGGAGGTCATGGACAATACTATACCTAGGGAAGTTCAATCGGCCATTGAAGAGTGGAATGCGCTAGACTTATCCAAGTCTATGAGAAAGCGTAGGGCCATAAAACCTAAGCCTGAGGCACTCTTGTTAACTGCCCGCAGCAAGCAAACACCCTATGAATCATCCGAGCCACAGATTCAAGACGGACTTCTTCATGCCTTACGGGATTCAGAATACTGGTCTGGGATTCTTGAGCCATATATGAACGGCGACAAATGGAAAACCCAGAGGCACAAAGAGCTCTTCTACGATACCCACTTTCCTCAAGAGATCCCTGATGAATGGTCCCTGGCTGATAGAGAACAGTCACATGGGCGTGGTCTAGGCAAGAGTGAAGAGCAGGCCCGCGCTCGCTTTATTCAACTCACACTTCAACACTCAAAGAGTCTTGAATTATGGAATTCTAGATTTCCTAATGGGTTCGACTGTTCCATGGATTGGACAGCACTATATTCTTCACGGCCTATATTCTCACTCCCCATGAAGCCAGTAAAGAAGGTATTTGAGATTATTTAGAATTTATAAGCCTTTAGCATACAGCTCCCCAATCTTATCAATGACTGCATCGTCTAAGGGCTCATATGTCGTTACACAGAAACGAACTATGCTATCCCTATTATGGCTTACCATTGAGCATACTACCTTTCCTGATAGCCTATCCCGCAAGAAGGTCAGTGTAGAATCATCATTGCCAACAAAGACTAGGCAGTTATCAGATGGACTATAGACGAATTTAATTGAAACAGTGCGCACCTCGGTATTTTTTGCAAGATCCACTGTGGTAATTACGAAACCACTGCTACCGTCCATGAATTTAGCAGTATCCATGGAAAACGAGGGCAGGCTACTCAAGCTATCCTGACGAATAAGTGCCTTGACGACCTTCGGCTGAAGTTTAGATTCTGCTAGACCCATATATGGTATATTGCGAAAATGCTTTAGACATCTTTAGCCCAAGGTTATGCTATGCCCAAGGCTATGCCTAGAATTCTTTATAAATCGCATCTAAGAGAATTTCCGTTTCAATATCTATCCTTTTCAGTAGCTCTGGATTATTTAATTCCTTTGCAATATACCAATCTCTCGTATGATTTATCCACTTTCTAACTGTTATATTTTCTGGAACGCTATCATATGCCAAAATAAAACTTACCACCTTATGACTTGCCATCTCTGCATAATCAGCCTCTAATCTTAAAAAATCAATAACCGTATCCATTATGATTCGATTTGACTTCTTGAAAAATGCCCGTATTGCCTCAATATTTATTCGTCTGCTATTGTATAGTATAAATTTCGCTAGTGAGCAATTTCTATTCTTTAACTCCTCAAGAATCCAGGAATACTCACCCAGGGTCTTGCATTGAAATATCACTGACATAAGTTGTGCATATGTTAATGGTAAATTTGTCAGTAAATTCACAGGATCTTGTGGCTCAGCAAACATGTAATCTGATAACAGAATTCTATTCTCGATTGCTCTTCGAATTGTATTCGCCTCATAGACAAAAGATATTTTATTTGCAAAATCAATTATGCGCACAAGCTTCTTAGGGACCTCAAGAGTAACAGGGTCTTCTGTATTTTTAACACGGCGCAAGCACTGTGCAATACGCCACTTGTAAATAAGGGGACTCAGAAGTCTCTTAGTCTTGAATATACACAAATATAGACCACGGACTGTATTCCATTCTAATTCCTGTTTCGCATAATATGCCCGAATCTGTGACTTTATTGCCGGCGACGGCTTATATATCCATCCTGTGGCACTAGTCTTTGTAAAGTTAAATCGGATACTTCTTATATTTGATGCAATAGTATCTTTTAGTTTAGAGTAAGAACAAATATGGCTAATAATGGAAAACTTATAATTAACAGAATCTGATACTTCAAGGGCACGGGGTAAGTGCCAAAAGGGACCCATGTGCATTTTATTATTAGATTGTTTGCCGAACGATTGTAAGTTCTTAGATTTAACTTTAGCCTTAACCTTAACTTTAGCCTTAGTCTTAGCCTTAGCCTTAATTTTACATCCATTTATATCTCTTGGACCATATTTTACTAGTTTAGCTCTCGATACGCCAAGAGAAAACTCCATTAGTTAAATAATGCGAGGAATTTTTAGGCCTTTGGCTTATGGCCTTTGGCTTATGGCCTACTATTTCTCAATCTGAAACAATGTCACCCTGTTATTCTTCAAATATCCACACTTCTCCCCATTCAACGTAAATACATCGGATCCATACAGCACATAGGGGACATCTGAACCATCTATTAAGCGAACATGCCTCAGCCCCCGAGGAATATCTGGACTATAACGCTCATGGGCATTACAGTAACTCGGTGATGGCTTCAGTGTCGGGCATCTGCAGCGCATGAATGTTGCACCGTGTTTAATCAGAGCCTGACACTGATACTTGGTCAATTCATCATCGGGTAAGATTATGAATTTGCCTCGCTCCTGAGTATTCAATGCAGCAAGAAGTGGCTGCACTGGAACCCCAAGGTCAGCCGCAACCTCCTTAGCCATTGCCATTCCCTTTGTGAAGAGAACTGCATCTAGGCTTTCCCAGAGAGCTCGTGGAATTGTATATGATGCCATTGTGCAAACTTGTTGGCGAAATTTGATTCATTTTTTACAGTGTTAATGTTAAAATCCCAGATTTTTTACACTGTTTACTGCATCGTTTTTCCATTAAATTTATTTTACTCATTGAAGTAAATATGGTATCTCCTGAAGAATGGGGACCTGGTGCCTGGGATCTACTACATGGTATCGCTGAGAAAGTCGGCAATCAAACGACGACAATCATGATCAACGATGAGCGTAATGAGCTCAAACTAACACTACGGCATCTCTGGGCACTCTTACCTTGCAAGACTTGTCAGAAACACTACAAGGAATGGTTTCAAGGACATTCTCCAGATTCTTTCATTACCAGCTCCTACATGGATCTCCAGGATTCCCTGCGCTCCTGGTTATTCGCACTTCACGAGAATGTAAATCGTTCTCGTGGAGTTGAATCTGGTATAACACTTGAGGCCCTCAAAGAACGTTATGCTACTATACCCTTAAGGGAAAAAGCCCTGAGCCTCAAGGCATTCTATCAACGTGGTCTCTTAGCTAGAACTCTCAAGGCCGAAGACTGGAAACCCGCATGGAGACATTTGGACGCGCTTTTAAGATTAATTTCCTAGTTCACATATCCTGTGCCGTGCAAACAACTGGCCTCGGCTTAGTTGTCGATAATGGCAATATCTGAGACAAAATTCCAAATAAATCTGAACTCCTAGCTCCACATTGTCTTGAAAGCGTATACATTCCATATCCAATTACAGCAGCCCCCGCAGCCGCTAAAATACTTAGAAATATTCCACCACCTGCTACTCCTTCGCATCCACTCATGTAGACATATCTGGCTAATAGTATAACTATAGAAAATATCACCGTCGTTACAATAACAATTACCGCATGGTGATTACGCTTTTCATGATTAATTTCATTTGAACCAGCTTCCGCAGGAGTTTGTAAGCTGTCTACCGCATTTGAAATAGAATAACCAATAAAAAACGCTATAGACATCAACCAGTAACTCGGAACAGAACCATCATATTCATTTCCTTTTTCTGGAACATAATATGCCAGCTTATTAGTCCTTGAAAAATCAGGAATTATTCTACATGTATCACCCGAAGCACGTTTCCAAAATATAGAGTCTTTCCAAATATAATTCATTAACCATCCGAAAATGTTCTGTAGGAAAACTGTATAAAGTGGCATTAACACACCCATTCCTAATGTTAGATTTGCATGCGCAATAGATCCTGTTGCAATCGTAAATAACAAGGAGGTGCTCCCTATTACCAGAGGCAATTGTTGAAATCCGCGATATGTATATTCTCTAAATCCACCAACCAGTCTTGTGGCAGAAACCAGAGACATTCTATTCTAACTAGACTATTAAATATCAGAGGAAGCACAAACATACATAGGTCTACCTTGTTCTAAGGCTGTCTGAATCATGGGGATATTGAGTATATTGATACCATCTCTTCCAAATAATGCTGCATTCTGATATACAATCGCACCACCTACAATTAGTCCTAGCACCGTTGAAAATAAGAGTGTTCCAAATGATTCGCAACCATAAGAATACCGGAACATTAGTGTTGCGAGCATGAATAATCCACTTAGAACAAACGCGACCTGTGTTCTTACTTGTATATCACCGCTCAATGTCTTGATTTCACGTGCAAAATGTTGCATTGCGAAAATCATATAAGAAATAACACCAGATAAGAAAAACATTGTTGGTGAAGGAAACATTGACGGTGTTCCAATAGTCTCAAGAATTGATAATCTCATATTATTTGAAAAACTAAATCCAGGCTGACATACATCCTTTAATACATCAGCTCCTGCACCAATTGGTGCAATACCAGAAATAATCATGGAAAATAGTCGCTGAGTTAGCATTAATTCAAACATTGTTAATAAGAGGATTCCGTAAGATTTACACATGCTCAGTCCTGCCAAGATTGCTGTTCCTAAGACAAAGCTATCCGGAAGTAATCGGAGGATTTCAACACAAATAGGAAGAAATGTAGAATAATAACTATCTATAATTCTTTCAAACATGGTCTTTGTATCGGACATAAGGCCTATCTATCATAATACTATAAAGCAATGGGGATACCTTCGTATTATAGAACTCTCATTCAGCGTCTACCGCATGCGATACAGAGAAAGGCACCGTCTGGTGCGAATGCAGTAAAAACCCTGGTTGTTGACATGAATTGCATGATTTACCATGTTCTTAAGGAGCCCAACATGGAGGCTGTTCCCTATCCTGGAGAAGCTGGTAAATTAGCATGGGAGCGGAAACTGCAGACTGAAGTGTGCTCGTATTTGACACATATTTGGAAAGAGGCTGGTGCACCTGCACAGACTTATGTGGCACTGGATGGCGTGGTTCCGTATGCGAAAATCAAGCAACAGCGATTCAGGCGATTCAAGGGTGGCGCTTTAGCTCAGGGAGCTCAGGGTGCAACGCAATCTATGGACGGGGCATGGGGTATGGGTGCAACCCAAGCCCCATGGGATAAGAATGCCATCACTCCAGGCACTAATTTTATGGAGGTAATGGGCGACATGCTCAGGGATACAGGCAAAAAGCATGGCTGGATTATCAGTGACACGAATGACCCTGGGGAGGGAGAGCATAAGGTTCTCAAATGGCTTCTAGATGGCCATAAAAAGGCAACTCTGAATGAGGGGTCTGTAGTAGTATATGGACTTGATGCTGACTTGATTTTACTGTGCCTTATAGCCGGAGATAAGCTAGGTGATGCATATCCTATTTTTTTACTACGTGAAGCCATGGCTTTTGGCAAACTTGTTCGTCACGATAGCGGCAATGGAACAAATGGACAAGTTGATCTCTGTTTTTTCCAGATTTCTACGTTGAGAGATTCTCTGCAAGGGAGTCCCAAGACCCAATGGACCAAGGCGCAATTCTACGATTACATTTTCGGAATGTCATTCTGTGGAAATGATTTCCTGCCCACTGGTCTCTCACTACGCATTCGTGATGACGGGCATTCCATATTACTAGCTGGCCTCAATGAGCTTTGGTCTAAGGGTATGAATCTTGTGTCGATTGAAGTCCAGACTGAGATCCTGAGACCCAATGCCCGAGGACTCAAGGCTTTCGCCATTTGGATTTCTAGACAAGAAGAGCGTCTCATCCTCAACACAATTAGGCGGAAGATGACTGCACGCCTCGGAGAAGATGAGGCTGATAATTTGCCTCTGAGGGAGCAGGCCGAGAAGCCAATGATTGAGGCCAAGGGCGACCAGATCTTCTTGAAGAAAGGTTGGCAATCTGAATATTGCAAGCTCGCAATTGGCGAGGATTCTCTGGAACAAAGGAAAGCCAGGGTCTCTGATTTCTGGAGGGGGTGGTGCTGGATTCTAGATTATTACCAGGGTCGCAGGGTTGACCTCGAATGGGTCTATCCTGCAGGATATCCACCAACATGGTCTGACCTCGTAGAGCACTTTCAGCTTCCTGCTGATGACTGGGTCTTAAGGGAAGGCTTGAAGCCCCAGGAGCAGTTAGCCCTTGTGCTTCCACTGAGTAGCTGGGGTCTCATGCTAAAGACACCTTACCGCGATCTACCATCGAGGTTACCTCAACTCTGGCCTCAGGGATTCCATCTAGAGTCATTTGCAAAGCGATTCGGATGGGAATGTGAGCCAATGATACCCATGCTCAGTCCGGCCCGTCTGCGCCATGAGAATCGGGCTTCACCATGAGAATCGGGCTTCACCATGAGAATCGGGCTTCACCATGAGAATCGGGCTTCACCATGAATTTAATCTATAATAATAGTTATGTCATGGTTTCCTAGTTGTTCAGGCTCTTCATGTACAACTGTAAACTCTGGACCAATTAGGCCTAAGGGTCCAATTCCAGAAAGGGCATATTTAGTTGTAGGTTCTTCTCCAGAAGAAGACCGAAAGGGAAGGGAATTTTATACTAATTCACATTTTTATCAACTTGATACTGCACAAATACGTAATCCAAATACTGATACATCAAGGTATATACAAGGGGATTTCAATGATATAACCTCAGGTCAAATGCTGGCCTCAGAATTCTCTGAAAAATTTGATGTAGTTATTTTTGATGCATCAGTGGGTAAATTTCTAGGTGGAGATGTTAAAGGTCTAGGAAATCTACTTGCAATGGTAAAACCAGGAGGGACACTTATTCTTGATACTATTACCGGCCTAAGTGGTGTAAGTGGAATTAGGATGAATCAAGGAATAAATGCTATGAAGAAACAAATTGAAGAAATAAGTAAAGCAAATGAAAGAGAATTTCTAGAAAATCTAGAACAAATAATTAAACCATATACTCTAAAAGTTACAACATGTAAACAGCTTGTTTATGCTGGAATAGCTGATGGAGGAAACCTTATTGCACGAATGGTATACGGCCCATTACTTGAAAATGATGAATTAGTTAAATCTAAATATGTAACTCCAGAAAGCCCATGCATAATTATAAAGAAAGTGATTTCAGGAGGAAAAAGAAATACAAGAAAAAAGAGAAAACTAAAGAAGCCCTCACGGCGTGCAATGATGCGCCGTGGGCAGAAGAAATGAATGTAGGCAAGTAGAAAGTAGAAAGAATGGGGAACAATCTCTCATTAGCAGCACATATACCTGATGCTCATGTGAGAATCTATCGAAATATCCTACAAATCCAGTCACCCAGTACGCGTCTTCAAATGTTAGAAACTCTCTTGTCTGGACAGGAATATGTGGCAAGTGTCAAGCAAGCTGGCCTCTATGGCCCAGTCCTTTCTTACATTTCTTCAATCCGTCGTGGCGAGCCCGCCGTCCTTCCCGGAGAAAGAACAAATCCTGGAAATCAACAAATTCAACAATTCAACAATTCTGCAATTCCAAATTTCAGAGGACAAGGACAATCTCAAAATTCCTTTGCTGGCCGAAATCCAGAATTAACAAATTCAAATTCAAATTCAAATTCAAATTCAAATTCAATAATTCATAAATCCGGAGATCCTGGAGATCATACAAAAGCCATCACCTTCTTTTCTCAGTGTCTCCAAATTTTGGGATTAGAGGAGGAAGTGGCACTAAATGAAGATGCACTCAAGGCAGCCTATAAGAAAGCTTCATTCAAGGCTCACCCGGACAAAGGCGGATCCGAACAAGCATTTGATCAAGTAACTCGAGCTTATGCCTATTTGGGAGAGATTCTCCGGCGTGTCCGTGGAGGTCGCAATGAAATGGTGAATGTTTCCGAGGAATCTCCAGCTCGTCTAGTCGGAGCTCGTGAGCAGAATTCAGAACAATGGAAAATGGCGGAACCCGTGAAACTCAATCCGAAAAGTTTAAATATGAATTTGTTCAATAAAGTTTTTGAAGAAACCCGGCTTCCAGATCCAGATGGGGATGGATATGGAGATTGGTTGAAAGATGCAAATTCAAATTCTGGAAATTCCGGAAATTCCCAGAATTCCAAATTCAATGGAAAGTTCAATCGCTCCGTTTTCAATGAAGCCTTTGAACAAGAAATCAAAACAAGACATTCTGGTTCTGGAAATGGAGGAGGGAGGACCTTAGCAAATCGTCAACCAGAGGCGCTCATAATGGCTCCCAATTTAGGAATTGAACTGGGGCGAGATAGGCCAGAAGATTTCACCGGAGCCAATTTGAATGGCCTGAAATATACAGATTTGAAGAAAGCCTACACCGAAGAATCGACCTTCAGCCATCAAGTCTCAGATGTCCGGGTGCAAAATAAGTCATTTGATTCAGCAGCCTCTGAAAGAAAAGCGACCCCTACACCCTTGAGCAATGCAGAGATGGAGCAAATCCATGAAGGCGAGAGGCGTATGGCTCAACGTCAGGCACAGCAAGCAACCAGGATTTCAGAGGAAGATAGACGCATATCTGAACATTTCGCAAAAATGCAAAGATATGTGATTACAAATAACTAATACCTGGATTTCCTGGATTTCCTAGATTTTACCTTTCTCTTATTTCTCTTTGACTTTCTTTTCCCTTGTATTCTTCCACCTTTCCATGCTTGAATTGTATTAGATCGACCAAGTGGGCCAATTGGATTTACTGTAGTAACAGTTGATGCAGCTGGAGCACTTACAGTAGATGCTTCAGGTGCAACTTTTGCAAAACTTTTACCCCTCAATGTATTTTGAACAGTATGAAAAAATCCAGAACGGTCCGGTTCTGAAAAATCTTTTAAATTGCGAATATCCCATATAATAAAACCGCTTTTGTTGCTTGAACATACAAAACTAGTTGGACTTAATTTTGCTAATACAGGGTTATGCTTATTCATTACAATTTTTAAAATTTTAGAATTTTTTTTATTAATATCCCACACACGCAACGTGTTGTCCAACGACGAACTCACCACACGCCCATCACCCAGGTCGCACACGTTGCCCACGTAGCTCGTGTGGCCATTGAGAACCCTAATGCAAGCACCAGTGTCCACGTCCCACACGCGCAGCGTCATGTCAAGCGATCCACTCACCAGGCGCTTACCCTGCGGGGTATCCACAGTGCACACGTTGAACACCTTGTCCCCGTGGCCCGCAAGCACCCTCTGGAATATCCCAGTGGCCAAGTCCCACACATACATCCATTTTGACGACACAGTCACCAAGCGCTCAGATCCTGGCTCCCCTAGGCTGCACATATTATATGCATCATCGTGTATGGTTTGTAAACATTCCCCAGTGACCACGTTCCACACACGCAGATTTCCGTCACCATGTGAGCTAATCACGCGGCTATTCCCAAGTGCGTAAAGACAACGGATACCACCCAACTCGCTCCCCAGCACTTTTAAGCACTCACCAGTGGCCACGTCCCACACGCGCAGCGTCATGTCACGCGATCCACTCACCACGCGCTCACCCTCTGGAATATCCACCACGCACACGTCTAACAAAGGCTGGGTGTGGCCCTCCAGCACTTTTAAGCACTCACCAGTGGCCACGTCCCACACACGTAGTGTCAGTGACGCGTCGTGACTCGTGGACACTATATTACCATTTTTCAGAACACAACAATCACGAATGTGAGGCCCTTCTAATATTTTAACAACCCCTTCAGGATATGGCGGCCGTAATTCGTGCTCGGAGGGCATCTATTTTAGTAATTACTAATAATTAGAGATGAAGGACTGGATGATTTATTCGTCAGTAGCCCTAGTGGCTCTAGTAGCACTTGGCGTAGGAGCAACTATGAGTCAAGGAATGATAAGCCAAAATCCATTTGAGGCCACTGATTTATTTAAAAGAGGTGCTGGTATGCCTGTAATCTGGGTCTTCTTTGATACATCTATTGTTAATTCCCGTAACTATGCTGACTTTGGCTCCCGGTCATCAAGAGCTATTAATCTACCCTTCTTGAATCTCTGTTACGAGTCTATTGCTAAGCAGAATCCCTCATACCAAATCAAGGCAATCAGCGGCCTAGCTGGCCTAGCTGAGCTCCTAGGTGGATGGGACCAGCTACCCGAGAAACTCAAGAATCCTCTTGTGACCCTGGAGCCCACTGACTACTCCTGGATTCGTGCTTCAATTCTAGCTAAATATGGTGGCCTCTGGGTCCTACCTTCAACTATCTGCATTCGCCCCTTTGCCCAGATGCCCAATAAGCCCACATTCTTTGGAACTGATACGGATGAGACCTTCGTGGGCACAGCTGGGACAGTAGTGCCTAGCTTCCAGGTCGCCTGGTCTCCTGCCCCTCAAGATCCTCTGTGGGTCGCCTGGGAAGCCTTGTCCAGAAAGCGTCTGAATACATCTGGTGGCGGCGATACGGCTCGTGGTGCTGAAAAATGGGAGTTTCTCGCACTGGCTGCTCGCTTCCCGGACATAGAAGTGCAGCCCTTGGCAGAAGTTGGGCGTAAGGGTGCAGCTGGCCGCCGAATCCAGATTGAGGATTTACTGGCAGCTGGCCAGGAAGGTGTTATGCCATTTGAGATTGGTGCCATGGCAGTCTACGTGCCTCTGCCTTGGCCTGAGCTCAGAGACAGGAGGACCTTTGGATGGTTCTTGAAGATGTCCGAAGGCCAGATTGCAGAGAGCGATCTGGTCATCAGGGATTTATATAGGATGTCTGGGACAATTTAATGCTTATTTCTGCGGGACTTGTTTTTTTTGTTCTTATTTCTCCTGGTCTTCTTACCACGACGACCACCAGTAAGATTTGAAGGAAGAGCGTATTTAAGTAATTCAGGATTAGCAGGTCTTCTTCCACTACCTGGAAACCATTTGTCGGAACCATTACTCCACATCCTGTACTTGTCAGGGTGTGTATTACTAACTATCATACGACCACTTTCATCCATTCCCGCACCATGGTTTTTCCAGTAAGATTCAAAAGTATTTGCATATCTCTTATCTGAAGCTGCTTTTGAGGGTCTATCTGCATTTGGGGGGTTAACTGCATTTGGAGGTCTAGCCGAATATTGATTCGTTTCAGGATAAGCATCCCTCATTGCAGCATTTCTTTCTTCATTAGTCATATACTTCTTATTGGGAGCAGCTTTTGCATTTCCAGACATCTTCTATATTCTTACTAAAGAAATAAAACGCGAATCTCTTCTCCCTGAGCTAGTATTCTAGGGGTCGCAGGATGTATTTGGTAAACAGTGCGCTTCTTCCCTAAATGGAGTCGCTCAGAACAATGTAACTTAAAGCCGTGAAAGGGTAAAACATGCCGGAGTAAAGTGACAACTCGTCGTGAGTCCAGAGCATCAAAATATCGTTTTGCCTTGCATGGTAAATAGAATGGTTCTAATAAAGGTGCCCAAGTGTCCACTGTGTCAAGCTTGAGTTCATTGGCTGAAAACAGTTTCGTGTCATTTATTCCTGAAAACCCTAGCTCCTTGAGCATCTGGTTTACAATTTCGGCATGCGGTTTTTCTCTAAAGAGCTTACTCATTCTATTGACTAACTTGAAATTAGCTATAAGCTTTAGCTATAAGCTTTAGCTATAAGCTTTAGCTATAAGCTTTAGCTATAAGCTTTAGCTATAAGCTTTAGCTATAAGCTTTAGCTATTTTCCCCAGCTACAAGTCCCCATGGTCGCACCTCATTGCAAGCAGTCATTAAATCCAGGATTGAAGATCTAGACTGTGAATGATAAATCCAGCTCTTTATTAAAAACTGCTGCACATTATACCATGCTCTATGGTCAACCACATTCATCACAATAATATTGTGTTCTAATTCAAATAAAATATCTTCAAAAGAATATCCAAGTTCCCAAATCTTATACATTTGTTTTTGCGCCTGCTCCCATTTTGATTCCATTAAATTATCCAGAAGTTCTTTCATAGATCCCCAAATATGCGGATCAAATGATTTCTTGATGTAATCTATATTAAGAATTTTCCAACCCTCTGTTATTTTCAAGCTATATAGCATTTTTGCTAGGCTTTGAAATTTCATTACAGAACATAGTGAGAGCATAATAAGTTCAGAATATGCCTCTTCTGTATAGGAATCCTTTGGAAATCCTTCACGTCTCAGGATCTCCGTGTAAACTTCAGAACCAGTTGATGGCTCAATTAGGATTATGTGGCATCTTGATTGCAGCGGAGTAATCAGCGACTCCTGATTTTGGCTAATGAAGAGAAACCGAGTAATATGATCAAATGTCTCCATTGGCCTTCTTAGGGCCTGTTGAGAGATTGCAGGCAGAGTATCACAGTCATCAATAATAATCCAACGGTAGACACCCTTTCTAGGTGCAATCCATCTGACGTGGTCATTTAAGATTTGCCTGAAGGTGTGGATTCCACGGTCTTGGTGTGACGAAATCTCAACGCAATATTCAGATTCTTCTTTCTTTGAGACACCTGCTTTCTTGAAATATGCTTTTATGAAATCCTTGGCAATAGTGGATTTACCAGTCCCTGGAAATCCGACGAGAAATATGTGGGGTGGATTATCTAGACATTTATCTAATTGCTGGACTATTGAGTCCATTCCAACTAAGGATGTATCTATCCTTAACATCTGCTTTATCTTAGAGATGGAGTCTTAGATGCTTTACGCATCGCTAGGCGCTATAGCCAACTAATACATGGCGCAGCGATAGTGATAGGCCATCGCGCCTAGCGATAGTGATAGGCCATCGCGCCTAGCGATAGTGATAGGCCATCGCGCCTAGCGATAGTGATAGGCCATCGCGCCTAGCGATAGTGATACCTAAACTAATTCCTCTCATTCATTAAGAGATGAGCAGAAACCTATACTCTGTTCTTGGGGTTAGCAAGAATGCTGAAACTGCAGAAATTCGCACTGCATATAAGCAACTTGCAAAGGAGCATCATCCTGATAAGGGTGGTGATCCTGAGAAGTTCAAAGAGTTGAGTGAGGCCCATGAAGTCTTATCTGATGATGGGCGTCGCCGATTATATGATCAGACAGGAAGTATTTCTGAGCAGCCACAAGGCCAAAATCCATTTCAAGGTGGAGGCTTTGGTATGCCTGACATGTTCTCTCATATGTTTGGTGGTATGTTCCCTGGTGGCCCTATGGGCGGCATGGGCCAGGGTCCAGGTATGGGTGGCCCTGGACAAAGAAAGCGAGAAGGCAAGGGGCCAAGTAAGAATCAGGAAATTCCTCTCAGACTCATTGATTTTTACCAGGGTCGCAGCCTCAGTATTAAACTCGGCCGCCAGTGCTTCTGTAAGGGTTGCAAGGGGTCAGGGGGGACTTCCAGTAAGCCCTGCGACCACTGTGGTGGTCGTGGTCAGCTGAATCAGGTAGTTCAAATGGGACCTATACAGATGGTTAGTCAGACTACCTGCCCTCCATGCGGCGGAAAAGGTCAGCAAACCCTGGGTAAATGTGCTTCCTGTTCAGGTCGCGGAATGTCGCATGAGGAGAAGACAATGGAAGTGAAGGTTGAGCCAGGAATGATGTCTGGAAATACAATTGTATTCCCAGGAATGTGCTCTGATCACCCCTCATTCACAGATGCCGGTGATGTGACGGTTATCCTGCGTGAATCTGATGAGGACAATGCAGATACGGCTCAATGGTCTCGTGAAGGTTCTAGACTTAAGATTACCGTGACAGTTGGCCTCAGTGAGGCCCTACTTGGAACAATCAAGATGGTAAAGGGGCACCCAGGATATCCTAATGGCCTACCCCTTGAAATACCGGTAGGTGTGCAGAATATGTGGTCAGGAACATTTTCAGGCCTGGGTATGCCTATTAGAGGAACACCCAGGTTTGGTGATGCAATTATTACAGTCCTAGTCACACCGACCGATGCTGAACTTGTAGCACTGAAGGCAAATGGCCTCATGATGCGCACATTTATGCCGGTGCAAGGCCCAGATCTTGACCCCAATGCGACTGTATCACTGAATGTGGGCAAATGGACTGCTTAACGGAGTATAGCTTATGAAAACCCTCTAGGAGAATCTGCAGAAATGCAAGGTGAAACTGTAACCCTCTTTGGTGATTGCTTTGCTTTCGTGCCAACACCTGGAATCACCGTAATTGTTCCATTAGTCGGATTACATTCAATGCAACGATAAATACAATTATCCCTATTAATGAGTGCAGCATTTGGATGTTTACACATCCATTTGGGCCTGGGGACCTTCTTTCTTCTGGGGCTTGCTGTTACAAGTCCTTTTAATGGATTGATAGTGATTTCTGACATCTACGTGATGGCTATTTACCATTTTTATAAAGGTGGTAAAAAGACATTCATAATTTTTAGCCCTACTGAAGCACAACTTACTGCCTGGGAGCAAAGGCATTAGGGTCCTTGGCCATAGACCACTCATAGTTCAGAGCAGCCTGCTTATCCATGCCTGCAGGTAGTAACATAGCATCCTGGGAAACAGGGGATCCACTTAATTCCATATGAGAGCCGCCGCGCATCCTCTTGCTACCCTTACGCCTTTGCTTGCGCTTTCCGCCATCCTGCATTCCCTGAATCTGAGACATCGCCGTATCAAGAGGGCCAGTGCGAGCAGCTGCAATCATAGAGCCACTCAAGACACTGCCAGTAACTGCCGTAGGATAAGCGGCGGAGCCTCCATATTGCCCCTTGTGTATATTTAAATACTGGCTACCCTGGGCAAAAGAATCCTTTTGTGGCAAATCCATGCTGGTATCACCGACAGGTGCCATGCCACCAGACCAACAGTTCTTGCGGTTCTTGCGACTAGAGCGGTTCTTACGATCCTTACGGCTAGAGCGGTTCTTACGATCCTTACGGCTAGAGCGGTTCTTACGGCTAGAGCGGTTCTTACGATCCTTACGGCTAGAGTGGTCCTTACGGTCCTTACGGGATACACGGTTCTTCCGGCTTCTGTTTTTCATAGAGACCATTCTATTGAAGTGCGTGAAAAAAGTCACACCCCAGAATAGAAAATGCCATCTGAACCCACCTGGTCCAAACAAATTCCTAGTTCCACTGTCTGCACATGGTTTTACGCGCTTGCCCTGATTAACTTGTTCTTTGGAGCAGCCGGGGTTCTTGGAAGTTTGTATTTGATGTCAAATGGTAAGGGTTCTATGAGTAGCCTTGCAGTAACAGTTCTAGCTGCATCAGTCGGTTTCATGAATTCCTGGTTCTTCTTCTTAGTCTGTAATCGCGGCCTGCACTTGTAATTAGAATACTAATCTTCAATCAAGCATTTTGCTTTCACTGACCCTGATCCTGATCCTGACCGAAAACCAAACATTTTAGGAATAGTAAGAATCTCTTTCTCTTCCTTTACTGTCACGCTATAATCAACATCAAGAAGCACTGGCGTCACCGAATCCGCTGCGACCACATAGACCGGACAATCCGGTCGTCGCTTTGCGATCTTTTCCGCCATATCAAGATAAAAGCGACTCCTGGGTCCCTCAAACACTAGTAGTGCAGTTGAGTTCTTCTCAATCTGGTAGTCTCTCATGACACCGGCTTTCTTTCCATAATTGACCCACTCTGACTTGAAGAGGCTTACGGGGATACCTTTCCGATCAGCCCAGCATTCAATAAAGGTGCTAGAGAGTGGCTCTTCCGGACAAATTACCTTTAGCAATTCACCACCCAAATCATCCAAGATGGGATTAAGAATCTCATGTTGAATGATTTGCTTTGTTAATGCATTCCGAGAACCAAGGACACCGAGGACTTTTGGCATGATTGTATACAGGTCAGTAAGGTCGCAGTGGATTTCAAATTTATAAGTCGGTTATATTTAGAATGGAAATAACATTTCATACGATCTTAGGATCAGTTGTTTTAATACTTATTTTACTTTATGTTGTAAGAACACTTTTTCGCTTGAATTCTGAGGGGTTTACTATGAATACAGCACCTCCTACTGGTATAAATCAATTAGCGCATTTTTGTCCTAATAATTCTGTATATTTTGAAAAAACGATTATAACTGAAAATAATAGAAAACCTAATTGGACATGCTATCCTGCAGGTATAAGTGCATGTGATAGTATATTTTCAACTAAAAATAGTAATTCAATGGTTAAAATAATCTATCAAAAAGGATATTCAGTTTCTTTGTATTCAAGCATAGATGGAACTGGAACTCCTATACAAGTATTAACAGATTCTACGCCTAATATTGATAAATCCGTTGAAGGCTTTAATTTATTTGTTACTGAAGGAACATTATTATTTTCTTCTGTCAATATTTTAAGCAAACCAACAATCGTCAATGATTCTCCAGGAAATGTATACCATAAAGATGATAAGCATTATAAGCATAAGAAGCATAATAAGAAGCATAATAAGAAGCATAATAAGAATTATCTAGATCAATTCTATAACTCCTCCAAGTGCACAGGATTATCAGCAGCAGCAAAAGCAGCTGCAGCAGCCGCAGATGCAAAAGCAGCCGCAGATGCAGATAAAGCTGCTGATTTAGCATTACTTGTTTCAAAAGCATTAGCTGAAAATGGAGCATCTCAAACAGTTTTAAATGACGGATTAAGTGTTACATGTCCATCTGGTGATAAACCCATTATTAATGATAATTCTATGCGAAATACGAAATTTACTGCTGAGAAAAAACAACCATTATCAATGTTTGATGAAAGCTGCGGTAGTAATAATTATAATTTTGATCCTAATACTGAAAACTGATTCTAATAATTAAATGTTTCACTAATCACTAAATATTTAAAAATAACAATGTGCTATTTTTAAATTTTTATACTAACAATCGTATTTCCAATTTATTTCGTATGTTTCCTGGCTTTCTTTGTGCGTGCTTCATTACGATGTCTCCGTTTCTTTTTTAATGCATCCAATGCTTTCATAGCAAGAATACTTTCTGCCGTCTTCATTAGACGTTTTTTATCTTGTTCTAAAATCGCCTCTTCTTTTTTTATTGCCTGTTCATAATCTTTAATTTCTCTTAGATATCTTTCATATTCCTCTTTTTGTTCTTGTTTCATAACATGGAGTTTACGTCTTGTAACATTCATTTTACCTATATGACTAGTTCTCTTTAATATATTGAGTGCGGGTGTGGCAGTGCCATGTGCAAAACGCTTGGCTTTAGTATTATTTTTCTTAAGAAGTGTCTTCATAATTCTGGCAGATAGATCTGGATTTAGTCGATTTGATAAATGTCGGTCAATTCCAGATGCAGCCATTGCTGTTATAGGATGTAATTGTGCTTTATCAGGCCCGCTTTTAGGCACGCTTTTAGGCACGCTTTCAGTCCCATTATTCCAGTGACCTATTTCATTACTCATCTACTTTCCATGATAAAATTTAGAGCTCAGCATCACCTCTTAGATTAGAAGCCTGAATCTTGCGCTTCTGAATCTTGGAGCTGGCCAAATAAATGGAATTCTCAGTCATGATGATGAAATCCTCACCAGCCTTGTAGATCTTCTGGATGTGGCTAGTATATTCCTCAGAGTTCTTTACGAGCATCTTCTCACCAGTGGTTGCATCCTCACCGAGGAATGCCTTACCCTCTGCGGAATCCACGAAGTAATCGAGCTGAATAGGCATATCCTTCTGGATAGCAAGCTTAGCCGCACTTACAAGTGTTCCAACGGATGGAACCTTATCGGTTTGCGCCTGTGCTTGCATAGCCTGAGAACCTCCAGAAACATTTGCCGAATTAGAAGAAACCGGAGTAGCGATTACTGTATTCGTCGGGGCAGGTGCTGACATTGTCTGCCGTAGAAAAGGAAATCTGACTAATTTATTTTACGCGGAAAATATTGCTCTTATGCTCTTATGCTCTTATGGCTATAAGCCTATGGCTTTGTAACTACCGCCTGTGGAACAAACAGAATTTCCTTATCATGCGTTGCCAGAATCTCATTGAAGAATTCATATGCCTCATTGATTTGATCCATTTCTCTGGCCCCCGTAATGATAATTTTCCCTGAGCTGAATGGGCTAATCGTAATACGCTTACACTGTCCTTCACCATCTCCTAGACCCTGGCCATTACACTGGGCCTTGCACTCACAAATCCCTGGCCTCAATGGATTTCCCTTCTTGTTATAATAGTATTTGGTATTGACACCCTGGTAAATAGTGCTCTCATGGGATGAGAACAAATTGTAGACATTGCTGAGAACCTTGTGGAGCTTGTCCTGGTAGATTTGCCTGTTAATACTGTAATCACTATTAATGAGCTGGATGCGGAATTTAGTGAGGGATGGCGCAGCTCTGACTGCAGGGTTCGTGCCTACCACATGAAAGACATCTGGATCCTTCGCCACAATCTGGTCCATGACGAACTGAATGGCCTCCTGGCTAAATTCGGCGGTAGGAACACCAGTCATCTGAATTCCACCATTTGCAAACATCTTGATATTTACCTCCTTCCACCCTCGCCCAGGGAAGGTCTTGCGAATTACGAGAGTCGCCTGATTGAAGAAAGTCTTCTCGGTTACCTTACGTTTTGTCAGAACATCTCGCGTTGATGAGCCGACAACCTTGGTCTCATATTCCATCTTTAAGAATCCCTCACCAGGATACCCGAAGGGAATTGCCCATAGCCTAAAATTATCATAAAGGCGACTGAGACGAATGCCACAACCTACATGGCAGGTTGTGACCATCGTACTAATTCTCAGTGGGGAAGATATAAGCGGTGTTGATACTGCAGCCATAATACCTAAATGGGTTTAGGTTGTCCATTCATTTTTTATAGCTACGAGTTTTGTGCCCATTGCACCTCTTTAACTCTTTGGCTCTTTGGCTCTTTGGCTTATACGGATTTTTTCTAGAATGCTGCTTCTGGAAATCCATTTTCCATTGCCCAATTAGCTACAGTCTGGTCAATTGAGCCCATATTTCTAGTTTCCCAATCAATTGATATTAAATAATTTCTGAAATTTGCCACTCTATTATTAGGAGAGCTGTTTGGATCATCAATAAATATAATTTTATTTTGAGCAAGTATTTTTTGTTCTTTCTGTCTTCTTTCTATTTCTTCTTCATACATACGATATCGTTCAATCCTATCTATTTCTCTTTTTTTCCATTGTTCAGGCGTTAAACTAGAGAAATCAATAAGGTCAGGGTCGGACATTTATATAGTATATCTTAAAAATAAAGCCTAAGGAAAACCCTGACTAAAGCCTAGAAGCGAAGCTATGGCTAAAACCTAGCCACATTCGCTCCATGGATTCTATCGAACTCTCGGTCGTGAGCCATACAGATAAATTAGGATCACACAGATCAATCCATTCTTTCCAGGATTCAAATCCAGTATTCGTAATCAAAGACAAAGTTAACAAATGACAACCAAATGCCTGCAATGAGAATTCCTCGTAGCACTTTTTCCAAAAAACCTTTCGCTCAGAAGGATGTATACAAAGCAAGCTACATAACCACTGAGTCGCGTTCTGTGAATTATGGGGATTCAATAAGAAATATCGCAAATCACTTCGCCGAAGGCGAACATCAAATCGCCCTGGTGGCAAAGTAGTCGCCGCAATTGTTTTAAGTCTGGATTTTAAGACTGATTCAGGGATTGGATCAAAGCGTAAAACGAAAAACCGTGTCCTTAATGACGGGTGAATTTTGCAAAGTGAATTACACAAGAAAAAAACCAGAATTTCACTTGTCGGTTTTTCCAAGAGAGGTCTGAGGGCGAGTTGGGCCGGCTCGGTCAAAGTTTCCACTTCGTCAAAAATTATAATTTTCGGTTTATCTGAAAATCCAAAGAGTCCAGTGCTTGCAGATTCGGTGAAGGGATATACCTTTGATCGGATGGCTTCTAGACTCCGCTCATCACTTGCATTCAAGAAAAGTGCTCGACCCACTCTTTCTAAAGAAGTCTTGTAGAATTGATTAACAATATTCCAGGCAGCCGTTGTTTTCCCGCACCCTGGAGGTCCGACGAAAATACAATGTTGAAATGTTGATGGTGTTTTTATCATTGATTCTATACATCTCTCAACCCGAGAGGTTTCCATCTAGTGTAGATTACTGTTTGACATTAAGTGGCTCTAAGCCAATTGGCCTAAACAATGAAAACCATTTTCATACAGTATACTATGCCAAAGGTTTCAAAGACAAAAGTAAAGGCAAAGGTCCCAATTGTCGCCGTTGTTTCTGCAAATGGAGATATTCAAGGATCTTTCAGCCCTGAGCCTCGTCGTCCACTCATCGCACATCTTCCTTTTCGCAGCACTGAAATTCAGTTTCAAGATGGACCTCTTGCATATGACCCTCGTCCTCCAGTTGTTCCAGAGCCATATGAAGCCGATGACCTATATACAAGTAATGCCGAAGTATTGGAGAATTTAAATGGAGATAGAGACACTTTGCCTAAAAATATTCCAGTCGCGGTTGAATCTCATAAGGAAGAACCGGTAAAACAGGAAGTGAAGGTATTTCGGACAATGGATGTTATGCTAGAATATCATGTTGCAAATGAGAGTCAGACTTTACCTGAATCCGTTGAGGCCGCATGCTTCTGGTGTGCTGGATGTTTTGAGGGTCGCCCAGTAGTAATTCCTTCCCTAGAAGAGCACGGGTGCTATAAGGTCTATGGTAATTTCTGCACTCTTTCATGCTCTCTATCCTATTTATTAAATGAACAAGTTGACCCCCAGGTCCGCTGGGAAAGACAGGCCCTGCTGCATCGCATGTATGCGCAGCCTGAGTCCATTCATCCCGCTCCTCCTCGTGAGAGCCTTAAATTCTTTGGAGGTGTATTATCATATGAGCAGTATAGGGAAATTATAGAGAAGAAGAAGATTCGCATTGATACCAATTTACCACCAGTTATCAGTATTCTTGCTACTCTCGATACCAAGCCAATTGATTTCTATGAGACTTCATTGAGAAATACAAGTGCAGCAGGTGCAGGAATCGATGTTGTGAAGACACTGGAGCCTGGCTTGAGGTTGAAACGCTCTAAACCACTCAAGGATAAGGAGAGCACTTTAGATGCAGTAATGAATTTGAGTGTAAAGGTTCGTGGTTAGATTATATATTTTTAGATAAGGGGTATTGGGTATTTGCTAGGGAAATTTATTAGGGTTAAAAAATTGACAAGTGCGATTATACAGTGCTAAGTATAGTAATGTATAGGGCCCTAAAAGATGCACAGAGCGATGTTAATGCGACTCTTCTGAAGCTGGTAGATGATATTACAAATGTAACTGAATCTAGAACGGGTATGGATGCATTGCGGAATAAGGAAAAGGAGAGATCGCCTTCAGGTCAACTACAGGATATGAGTAATACACTGGAGTTTCTTCATCAGAAACAAAATGCTCAATTTGAGCTTCTTGTTACTGAATTGCGGGGAATAAAGGAGAATATGGAGAATATTCTTAAAGTTATGATGACTAAGGAAACAATTGATACTGGCACAACGATTCCAGTTATTCAGCCGACTGCACAAGAGTCTGATTTTAAGAGTGTATTTGTTTCTGCTATGCCAAATGTAGAAGATACAATTGATATTGAGGAGGACCATGATGTGAATTCGGAGGCAGAGGCCGAGGTAGAGCAAGAGCTAGAGGTCGAGGAGGAGCAAGAGCAAGAGGTAGAGCAAGAGGTCGAGGAGGAGCAAGAGCAAGAGGTAGAGCAAGAGGTAGAGCAAGAGGTAGAGGTGGAGGTGGAGGAGTGGACGTATAAGGGCCGCCTCTTCTTTAAGGATTCCGAGAATATTGTCTATGCAAATAATGCGGGTGAAATTGGCGATGCAATTGGCCAATATGATCCAGTAAAGAATATTGTAAAAAAGCTAAGCAATAATTAGAAATGGCAATATGTGCTAGTAGTTTGTTAATTATGGCACTTGTTCTAGTAATTATTTTACATGATCTCTATAGTCGCAGATTAACTTATATTATTGAACATTCAATATTAGGAGGAATTATATGCTTTCTTTTTTATTCAATGTGTAACTACGGCCTTGAACAGGTAAACTGGGGATTACTTGCATTAATTCCTGTATTTCTTTTTATTAAATGGGTTTTTAGTCCACCAAATGGAAGTATAGGTTATAGTGAAAATACAGATGCAGATTATAGTGAAAGTTCCGATGAATGCGAAATTTGCGAGGCACCTGCTAAGCGAGTGAAAACGCGCGAATGTCCTGTAATAAAACCAAAATGTGCAGGTTCTCCAATTAGCCCACATAATTCAATTAATCAAAAAAATACTGGATTAACTTGCCCTGCGAAACCAATTAGTCTCGCAACTGAATGTGGGATTTCCAGATTTGCATGAGTTTATAATATTTTAAAAAGATGTTCCGAGAATTTAGACGTTTGGTCTAAACATTCAGCACATCTTTTAAAAAGATGTTCCGAGAATTTCTGTGGACATGGGTTCCCTGGATATTTAATAAGGCCAGTGATGTTTTTTCTAAATCTAAATCCATGTGCCGAGCGGTATATAACGAAGCAATGGTTAAAAAGGAATGGATTTTTATAAAAAATATTGCAATTCCAGTGTCTTCAGAAAAATTTGGGTCCATAGACAATAATAATATAAAATGGAGGTGCTCTCTATTTCCTACAAGCTTTTCTAAACCAGGAACATTAGAAAAGGAAAAGCATTTATCATATCTTGGTTTTGCAGTTAATACACCTGAAGAAATCCTGGATTTATCAGAATGGGTTAATGAAGTAAAATGGAAAGGAACAGATGAACCTAGCCTGCGAGAAATCTTTATTCTATGGTGTTGTGAAAAAGGTAGATCGTATTTTCATTGCCTTGATGTAATTCAAGTTGATCTTATAACTGAGATGGGTGATACGTTGAGAGTTCCCCTATAGGGGCGAAGCCCCTATAACCCCGCCCATAGCCCCTATAGCCCCTATAACCCCGCCCATAGCCCCTATAGCCCCTATAACCCCGCCCATAGCCCCTATAGCCCCTATAGCCCCTATAACCCCGCCCATAGCCCCTATAGGGGGGTCTTAGGGGGCGTAGCCCCCTATAGGGCTTAATGGATTCGCGCCATATTATTCTAGTAATGTGCGAGCCTCCTAAAATTAATCTGACCGATCTAATTCCAACTGGTCCCTGGACCCTATATTTCCATCAGGGTGATTCTGATAAATGGACCTTAGATACTTTTGTAAAAATTCAAGTGTGCACAATATGGGCAGATGTTCTTACTGCAATTGAGGAAGTTGGTAGTGTGCGATTAAAGAGTGGTCAGCCTTTTTTCATGAAAGGTGATACCCTCCCTCTATGGGAGAATTACCAGAATATCCGTGGAGGCAGTTATAGTGTAAAAGTTCCATCTGAGAATGTGAAAGATGTATTCACTACACAGGCCTTGCAGGCAATGCTCGGCTTGGCATTCAAGGAGCAGGATAATGCATGTATTGGATTAAGCATGAGTCCAAAGAAGGGAACATTTAATATTATGAAAATATGGAATGTAAATTCAGAAAAATTTAATAGTGCTGATGGACTTTGTTTTCTGGATTATCGCTGCTCTGACTCAGAAGTCTTGTATACCCCTCATGTTCAAAAACGCATGTAAATACAGATAGATCATTTAATCTTCTGCTTACACACAGGACATAGACCCTTAGAAGAAGTTAGTGAAAGCCATTGTTGAATTGCCTCAGTTGTGAAAACATGACCACAGGGTGTGACAGTGGCATTCGTCTCACTAATATCCTCACTTGTGATTGGACAAACCTCATTCTTTCTGATAGAATCAGCAAGAACGATTTTTGTAATATGGGCTGGCAGAGAAGGTCTAACCTGAGGTTCAGCCTGAGGTTCAGCCCGAGGTTCAGCCCGAGCTTGAACCCGAGGTGGTGTTGGAGACCGATATGGAACCACAGGCCTTGAACGAGGAATTGGGCAAGTATTAGCTGCACTATTCGGATCCGTATTATATACTCTTGCGGCAGTATAAGTGTCATGATCATCTGTAAATTCAGTGCAACTTGGCGTAAACGAATACGAATTAAACGGAAGCGTATCCTTGCTATCTTCCTCCATGAAAACGATCGGAGCCTTTATTAACAGATCATATGACTCCAACATAATATTCATGCTTGATCCAGTATAACTCCAAAAGCAAGAATCATGCTCTGATAAATTCCACGAGCGAATTATACTTGTGTTCTCAATCTCATTACATAGCCGCATAGTTAAGCAGTGACCCCTCGCATTTTCAATTGGCCATAGCACATTTACGCGGCATCCATCAGGCCTATTGTAAATTGTATTCTGAAATAACTTGAACTTGTCTTCATGACTAACAGCGAAATACATAGGTAGTTCAGCCATTCTTAAATGTTATGTGTATAGGTTGTAGCTTGCTAATAAAAATAGGGCTGGCCATTTTCAATTTTTTTACCTTGAATAATCCTATTCTAATGTATATGAGTTACATGGGCAATTACAGAGTGGACATTTATCTCTAGATGCTGGCATTGAAAGCCATTTCATAATTGCATTCTTTTCAAAGAGGTGAAAGCATGATGTTACTGCGCCATTTTCAATATCTAATTCAACACTTGTAATTGGGCAAATTTCTTCTTGCATTACTGCATCGCGGAGAAGTGCACGAACAATGTGCTGTGGAATAGTGGTCATAGAATACTTCTTGGCTTGTATTTGTACAGGCCCAGGTCCAGGCCCAGGTCCAGGCCCAGGCCCAGGTCCAACTGGTCCAACTGGTCCAACTGGCTCAGCAGGCCCAGGTTGCCCTTGTGCAGGTGCATTGGTAATAATTGGAATAAAGGATGTCATTTTCATTGTTGGTAAGGCAGTCCTTGGTAAAATCCTTAGCACTGGAAATATCATATCATCTTCCTTAAGACGTTTATCAGTAAATGCCCATCTCATAGGCCTTACAACATTTCCATTACTCTTTCTACTATTAATGGTATGCAAGGTGTGATTTTGTTGTGCTACTGGTATATTTTCAATATTATAAAATCGCCCATGGTGCGGAGTTCCTTTAAGAATATGAACAAATTCATTATTTTCCATATTCCCTAAACTCCATCGCATTAGAAAGTAGCCTTCTCGCGCTCCCACAGATGTTTTTACACAAAATATGTGTGGGAAAGCAGGTTGTGCCTGTGTCATTATATTGCTCAGGACTCAGGCTTGTATAAAATCAATTTTTCAAGTATTACTCTTTCTTATTCTTAATGGGTGCTAACACTAGCTTCACCTCTCCAAGATTCGCCACCATGTAACGCAAGATCAGCGGATAGTCGTTTTTCAAGTAAAGCTCAATACTCGGGCACAGAGTGGTGCACTTGGTAAAGAGGACAAGGTGCTTCAGCTGGAAAATACCCTGCACAATCTCAGTCGTTGTCCCCTTAGTCTGAACCTTCATAGATGCCTGATTATCTGCAATTACAGTCTCCTGCTCAGCGAAATCCCCAATACAACGGAAAATCAAGTTAGATCCAGAACTTGTAATTTCCATCTTCTCACCAAGGACATTCATGTCACGGCAGATCTTCTGGAAATCCGCACTGTGCATGTGGATAATGCTGGTGAAATTCAAGCTGGGAATATTGATATCCTCCACATCAGTGTCAAATAGCTTCAGAAAGAAATTCGTCACCTGGGACTTCTCCGTATTCTCCATGCGGATACCCAGCTTATTGGGGTTATTTGCAGGCAGATAGAGAGTCATACTGTCATTGTTACCCATGGTCTTGATGAGCTTGAAGAGGTAGATCATGTTGACGCCGAGCACATGCTTCACGGGGCAGTAGAAGTTCTCAAAACGATCTGCATGGAGCCTCAGGTAGACTAGGACTGTATGGGTCTCATCAACCGCGACAATTTTCATGCCCTGGGAATCAAATTCCAGATTCGCCTCAGTTAGAATCTCCTTGAGTGCCTCAATAAGAGTGCGGAAGGCACCGGACTGAACCGTTTTTACTTCAAATAAATTTCCGTTGGCATTCGGAGTTGCCTTTTGTTGTATGGATGTCATCCCTTCTTATTGTCGGACGCTTTCTGGCTTTAGGCGAAATAACGCAAATGTAGACTTTTGTTTTTATAGGCGAAGCTATATAAAAGACTCATTTCCGTTTTTAATTCTTTCTTCTTGATTTATTTCGCTTATTATAATTACGCACCATACGGTAGCCTGTTACTGCAGCAGGCACGGCTAGTCTCGGGGCACTTTGCATAAATGATCCGAGTGCAGATACTGGAGGGAAGAATCCACCTTTACGCTTTAAATTACGTCTAGTATTATGCTTTTTTGTGCGGCGTATCTTTCTAGCACGAGTCCTTAAACGAGAGCCCCCAGTGGCATTTATAGAAGGTCTGGCGAGGCCGGGTTCAGAATAGAGTGCATGGGGCCCAGCACTAGAGGAAGGTTCACGGTAAGTAGGATTTAAATAAGATAAGGGGACCATTGCGACTCCACCAACTTGTTTTGTGCCACTCTGTTTTATGCCAAAGGCACCACCACTCATTTTACAGGCATCACACATATCTAGTAAAGCCCTATTTTTATTTTCCTAGTTATATTCTTTTTTTTATCTGCCCTTAGTCTTCGCGTTAAAGTTTTAATTTGAGAAACATCTATACCATTTTTCTTTCCATTGGCGCGCACACGAATAAAATAGAAATTCACGTGCTCGTATTTAATCCGGTGTCGGCGCATCGTGTCAATCAAATAAGCCTCAGATGCTAAGGGTTTCTTCTTAGAATATGCAAGTGCATCATCAAATCTGTTACCATATAGCCTCATTTCTTCGGGGCGACCAAGGGCAAATCGGTCATTTACATTGCCACATAAGCCAAAATTCGGAATATAAATTTTCTTAGATTTAGGGGAAAAAGAAAACCAAGATATATCTAAGGGAACTTGATATAGAACATCAGGTCTGCAATATATAATATGTGAATAACGGCTTTTTGCTTCAGACCATAGTTTAGTCAATTGTTTTAGAGACCATAAATATAAGATATGATTATCAAGTGTTGAAAAATCCCCAGGTCTTGCACTCGTTTCTTTTCCCCAAGGATTTCCATGTGTTCTATATTTCTCCAGATCTAGTTTTTTTGAGACTGCCTCCTTACTTTCTACCATGTGATATGTTGGCTCTAGTAACTTATATTCATCGGCATCTAGAATTAAATCCTTCTCTCCAGCCCTAGGATTTGAATACGCCGTCTTCATTTTGTATGTATGCAAGAAGATGTCATATCGGATTCCATGGAGCCTAAGGGGGTCAAAAATATATTTTTCAATCGAATCCAGAGTAAGTTTAAGAGAGCGTGTCAAGCCAAAGAAACATATTGCCACCTTTACCTTTGGAATAAAATTGTGATAACAGGCTACCTGAGGAATATATTTGAACTTGTCCCCATATTTCTTGTAAATCTGAGAAATAAATCTGAAATCTCCTGCAGACTTTTTTTCTGCCCAGCGTATAGAACCAATAAGATTTCTTGGAACAATAAATTGTGAAGTATCTATTTTTGTTTCTTCAATTTGCCCCCCTTTCAGAATTCGCCCTTCCTGAATTCTATCCTGGTCCCAGGTATAGACAAACTCAGAATCTAAGGTTGGTAATAATCTCCAGAAATTCTTATGAAAAATATTGTCATCATCCATAATATAGACATAGCCTTCCTTTATAAGATCTAGAGCCATATTTATCTGAGGGTGACCTGCATATCCTTCTTTATTGCAATTTAGTTCCTTGATTTTTTCTTCTGTTGCAAATTCTGGTGTATATGTTCTGTCACGTGATGTATCGTATACAATATACCATTTTGTAACTAATGAAAAATCAATGGATTTATAGATTTCTTTTAAATTCTGAGGCCTTGAACAAGCTGTTATTATAGATAGCATCCTTCTTAATTTAAGAGAAGATATTATTTACAAACTGGTCGGAAATGTCCAGCGGCCTAATTGTTTATTTTTTTTATATTTTCATCTAGAGTATCCTTTCGTATATTGTGTTTAACTGTTTTTCTTAACATTGGGCGTATGCATCTGCGAACAAATGTAGATGATTTATTATTTTTAAGATACATATATAATTCATCACTCGGAATCATATCTTTTAATAAATTCTTATACCATGGTAAATGCCTTGCAGTAAAATCACCAGCGATTCTTATAGCAGGCATAATTGGATTTATATCTTTAACCTTGTATTTGGAATTTATTAAGCAAAAAGTTGTATCGACTGGTGATCGATATAATTCATACTCTTTATTGGGTATCTTATCTTTCCAGTATTTTAGTTGGTATTCATAAAGAGGATTTCCCTTTTGTGCACATCTAACAAATTTTTCTTTATCTTTTAATTCTAATGCCAAGCCAACTTTATAGACCCTGTATTTCTTTGATAGTTTAAATAAAATTTCTGCAAAATTTTCTGGCATTTTCTCATTTACATCTATATCAGGATCACTTAATATAAAGACCTCTGGTAATCTATGTTTTAATTTTAAATAAACATTACTTCCATAGTTCTCTTTTAATAATTTTATTTCTATTTTTTCTCCAAGTTCTTCCTTAATTTCCTTGTAATAATCGAAAATTGGTTTAAACGTGCTATGATTATCCAGAATAATAATTGGATTCTTATATTTCTTTAGTTTTTCTACCATATTTTTTACAAAAGATAATTGATTCCAAGATATAATTACAAGTGGTATTGAATATGGGTCTAGAATTTTAGATTTCCTTGTGGAATTTCTTTGTATTTTTACTTTACGCGTTTTCATCTATATAACTCTTATATTTAAACTAGGCCAACTAGGCCAACTAGGTAAATTAGGCCTGAAAATTGACCCAATGGTCCCCCCTTGCCCTTAGCATACCAAATGGCTGATCAGTATAAGAAGCATACTCACCGTGAGCATATTCTGGAGCTGCCTGACACCTACGTGGGCAGCACAGAGACACATGAGGAGGTCCGCTGGGTCTATGATGCAACTTCAAGCAAAATGGCTCACCGTAAGGTTGCTTTCAACCCTGGATTCTACAAGATTTTCGACGAGATCATCGTAAATGCGCGTGATGCACTTGTTCGCTCTCAGCAGTCTAAAGGACAACCCATCAAGCACATTGAGGTCACCGTAGCAAGGGACCAGGCAACGAATAGTGTGACCGTAACAGTGGAGAATGATGGCGACGGCATTCCCATTGAGCTCCACAAGGAGCACAAGGTCTATGCCCCTGAGCTCATCTTCGGTCATCTTCTCACCAGTGGTAACTATGATAAGAATGAGGAGAAGATCGTCGGTGGCAAGAATGGATATGGCGCCAAGCTCACAAATATCTTCAGCAACAAGTTTACCTTGAAGACTCGCCATCCTGCTTCAGGCCAAACTTACACCCAGGTCTGGCAGGACCACATGGCTACTGCATCCAAGCCCAGCATCGTGGCCGACAAGGCTACAAAGGGTTTCGTCAAGATTACCTATGAGCCTGACCTCTCACGCTTTCCTGGGCTTGACCTAGATGCCATGGTCCAGGTTCTGCACACGAGGGCAATTGAGCTGGCTGCCATGGCTGGTAAGGAGGTGAAGGTGTCTTGGAATGGCACCGTGGTCACCACAAATACCTTTGAGAAGTTCATTCATCTCTTCATTCGTGACGGCACAACGCACGCCTATGAACGATGTGGTGAGCGCTGGGAGGTTGGTGCCGTTCTAGCCAAGAATCTCTTCGCCGAGGATGATTCTCCTGATGATCGTCACATTTCCTTTGTGAATGGCATTAATACCAGGAAAGGTGGAAAGCATGTAGAGTCCGTGCTCAAGACTGTTCTCGGCAATTTCACTGAGGTCGCCAAGAAGAAGAAGATTGATATCAAGCCCGCGCAGCTCAAGGATGCGGTGGTCTTCTTCATCAATGCTACCATCGTGAATCCAGCCTTTGACTCCCAAACCAAGGAGACTCTGACAACTCCTGCAACAAAGTTCGGCTCAGTCTTCAAGTCCGATAAGCTCGCAGATCTCCTGGTCAAGATTGGTCTCCTCGAGGAGGCTCAGTCGATCCTGGATGCAAAGGCGGCCAAGGATGCCAAGAAGACCGATGGGTCAAAGCGCAAGACACTCCGCGGTCTTCCTAAGCTGGAGGATGCACTTTGGGCTGGCACGGCCAAGTCCCCTGAGACTACCTTGATTCTAACTGAGGGAGATTCAGCTGCAGCCTCAGCAATTGCAGGTCTGGCAGTGGTTGGTCGTGAGAAGTGGGGTGTCTTTCCTCTGCGTGGTAAGATGCTCAACGTGAAGGACATCAGCCAGGAGAAGTTCAACAAGAACGAGGAGCTGACGGCAATCAAGAAGATTCTGGGTCTGGAGCAAGGTAAGGTCTACCAGGATGCCAAGTCACTGCGTTATGGTCGCGTGATGATTATGACTGACCAGGACCATGATGGCTCACATATCAAGGGCCTCCTGATGAATTTCTTCCATACTTTCTGGCCTTCCCTGCTGCAAAAGGGATTCCTTTGTTGCCTGGCGACTCCTCTGCTGAAGCTCACTCGTCGTGGCGTCGTGCAGTCGTTTTACTCCCAGGGTGAGTTTGACACCTGGAGGGATTCTCTTGCGAATAACGCAGCTGATGTGAGTGCCGCAATGAGAGGTACAACCATCAAATATTACAAGGGATTGGGAACATCCACTGCACAGGAGGCACGTGAGTGGTTCAAGAATCTCTTTGACATGAAATACCAGTGGGATGACCTCTCGGATGATGCAATTTGTCTCGCATTTTCAAAGAAGCGTGCAGATGACAGAAAGGAGTGGCTGAAGACATTCGATGCCCGTCGCACTCTTGCAGTCGTCAAGGGTGGACTCATCCCCTACAATCGTTTCATCCATGACGAGCTCATTCATTTCTCGAATGCGGACAACCTGCGGTCTCTCCCTCACGTTATGGATGGTCTCAAGCCTTCTCAGCGCAAGATTCTCTGGGCCTCCTTGAAGCGTGGTTTGCGCTCAGAAATCAAGGTAGCCCAGCTGGCAGGTTATGTTTCAGAGCATGCGGCCTATCATCACGGTGAGGCATCTCTGAATTCCACCATCACTGGAATGGCCCAGAACTTTGTTGGATCCAACAATGTGAATCTGCTGGTGCCCATTGGACAGTTTGGCTCTAGGCTTATGGGTGGACAGGATGCAGCTCAGCCACGATACATCCATACTCAACTTGAGCCCGTGGTGGATGCCATGTTCAGGAAGGAGGATTCTGCTATCCTGAAATATCTGGATGATGACGGTGCACTGGTTGAGCCTGAGTTCTATCAGCCTGTTGTGCCTCTGCTTGTGATCAATGGTGCTCTGGGTATTGGCACAGGATTCTCCACAAATATCCCGCCTCATAACCCCAGCGACGTCTTGTCACTGTTGCGTGACCGCCTCTTCATGCGTCGCCCAACACTCGCTGGACTTATCTTGCAGCCATGGTGGTATGGCTTTACTGGCACCGTCCATCGCACAGCCGATTGCACTTGGGTAACTAAGGGTAAGGCGACATGGGATGATGTCAAGCACACCATCACGGTCACTGAGCTCCCAGTGGGCACATGGACTAAGGACTACAAGGTCTATCTGGATACCTTGTGCACAGGGGATAAGGAAAAGGATGTGAAGCCGATTCTCGAGTCATTTGATGACCTGTATAATGACACCGAGGTTAAGTTTGTGCTCTACTTCAACAATGATACATACTTTGAGATGCGCACGGATGCTGCGGCGGCTGAGAAGATGCTGCAGCTGAATACGACGTGGCATACGACGAATATGGTCTGTTTCAGTCCTGAGATGAAGATTAAGCGTTATGGCACGGTGGGTGATATGATGGAGGATTACTACCAGGTGCGACTTACCGGCTATGAGACCAGGAAGACCCAGGAGCTCGCTAGGCTTGATAGGGAACTTGTGGAATTTGATGCGAAGGCACGATTTCTGCAGGCTCTTCTTGATGATCGTATTGACTTGAGGCGTAAGAGTGATGAGGAGATCGTGATAGCGATGAAAGAGCATAAGCTACCGGCATTGGACGCCATGGATAGGCCTGATGTGGCGGATTCGTATGATTACTTGTTGAAAATGCGAATGGACAGGGTGAAGGCGGCGGCGGTTGAGGAGGCAAGGAAGCATGTGGAGGCCGCAAGGCTTGCACTTGAGCTTCTACGGGCGACGAGTGCAGAGAACCTGTGGCTCCGGGACCTTGATGGCTTTGAGAAGTCTTGGGTGGCGCTACAGGCGACACGCGAGGCTGCATTGGGTGATGCTCCGCTGAAGAAGGAGGTTAAGAGGGTTGTAAAAATTAAGTCATAAATATCTACATAAAAGGATTATATGGTAAAGACTTTGATCCAGCGGAACTGAGGCTTATGGATCTAGCCAATGGCACCGGCATATGGCTGATATCATTTAAGTAATATTGGTAATGATCTACGGCACTCAAAATATGTGGAACAGACCAGTTTAATACTTTTTCATTGAGATCTGCAACCTGACCGGCAATGTCATTTGGCAAGTTCTGGGCATACTGGAGATACATAGTTCTCATAATAATCGTAAGTTCATCTACGGATTGATTATCAATAACATAGTGCTTCGGCGCGGATTTCTCGTATACGGCTTTACGAATTCCATTTTGAATTACGGCTGCATTCTCTTTACTAAAAAATGCTTTAGATAAGGTATTTACTTCCCAGTTTCCGCGGAGTGCGTCATTTGCAAAGACTTCTTCAGTTTGGGTGCGGTAGGAAAATCCAGGAACTTCAGCATGGCCACCGGCCCCTGGGGGCGCTGAAAGGTTAACGCGTCCATTCATTCCTCCTACCGGCGGCGGATTAGTATTTGGCAAAATAAAGGCAGACTGATCCATTCTGTTTATAGACAAGTTTCCCTACCGGCAAAAAAACGGGTATTAAAACTTTTTTTCTAGACCGGAAGTATAATGGCAACTGCATCTGGTGTAATGGGTCCTAAGCAAACCAAGGGTTATTTTGTCGTTCTTTCTTCCATAAGTACTAGTCTTCAGTACAACGTGGCCGCCGGTTCTGGTGCAGGTGGTAGCTACCAGCCTGGTGCGGTAACAACCCAGGCTGCAGCTGCACCAAGTGGTGTAGCTGTTATTCCAAGTGGAACTCTGCTAAAGGATATGGGTAAGACTGTTGTCTCTAGCACACACACCTTCCGCAAGGTTCAGACATTACTTGCTAGCGGTCCTAGTATCACTGCAACTGCCGCTGCCACCGGCCTTCCTTTCTACATTGAGTTGTCCACTGGCCAGTCTCTTAGTACCGCTGGCACCCAGGTGGCCTACATGCCTGGCCTATTCTAAGCTTTTTAAGAATAAAGCTATAAAGCTAAAACCTAAAAGCTATAAACCTAAAAGCTAAAACCTTAAATCTTAATCTCTTGACTAAGATTTAATTTTTTTTAAATCAAATCATGCAATATTTCTTTAGACCCGTCTAGACATTAATGATTCTATAATCTGTTGCATAAACTTTTTAAAAACGTCTTACATAATAGTATGATTATATTAGGCCTTGATCTCGCTACAGTAAACTGGTATCTAGTTGCATATGTAGTTTCTAGTATAGTTTTCCTAGTCTACGGAACGATGAAAGTATACTCTACCGGCCAAATTCGCGGTGTTATATTTGCAATCGGGACATTTTTAGTCTTATTGTATTATGGACTTCACTGGTTTGCGGTGCCCAGCAATAAACTAAGCAGTTGGCCACCAGTAATTAACACATGTCCGGATTATTTGACATATGTCCCCAATATTTTAACTAACGCTGGATCCACAACTACTCAATCCGGATGCGTTGACATGTTAGGTGTAACATCTGGCTCTAGTGCAAGCTCTTTTAATAAAGTGCTACCTACACAAATACCTAGACTTGATGCAACACAAAGAACCAAGGTATTTTCATACACATCTGCTGATGTAAAAGCAGCTACGAGTTCTGAGGCTCTTCAGCCAATTTGTGATGCATGCCAGGCTGCAGGTTTGACATGGGAAGGCGTCTACGACGGTGATTCTTGTATTGGTATTGCCAAGATTGAAGCACAAGCTGCTGCCGTTGAGAAATGTCTTGTTTCTGCATAAACCTAAAGAGTTTTAAATCCTTTAAAAGAGATGGACTATACAAGTCTTCATCCAAGTGTAGAAATTGCACTTAGACGATGGCTCAAAACTCCTACTACGGCTGCATTTCTTCTAGTTGGTCCACCTGGTGTAGGGAAAACAACATTGGCGAGGGAAATTCTCAAGCAGGAGACATATCGTATTGTTGAATTGAATGCGAGTCATACTCGTTCTGGACAGGCATTCAAGAAACAAATCATCCCTCTCCTAGTGCAGAAATCAGTGCTGGAATCCATGTCTCCTGAAAGCAATAAGCATAAGCTGGCTGTTCTACTTGATGAGATTGATGGCCTGAGTCTAGGTGAGAAAGGTGGTCTGAGTGAACTTCTGGATTATATGCGTGCATGGCGACCAGGTCAGACAACACATCCCCTACTTCTTATTTGCAATGAGATTAAGGGTCGTGTCTATCAACATATTGTTCGTCTGAGCACATATATTCAAATGGAATTCCCAAGTCAGACAGTTCAAACATGGCTAGGAAAAAGTCTGAGGACTGAGGTCCTAGCTACTGCAGATTTACGAGTTATCTTAAGATCACTTCAGGGGTGTGATTCTAATGCTATTTTCACTTCAAGTTCAAAAGAAAAAGAAATGCCTGAATTAATTGCTGATGAAAATGAGGAGGAACCAAGCACTGATATATTAAGATTCAGTCATTCATGCTTGTATGAAAACTGGGATCCACTTATTATACCTGAAGTTGAGAATAATCTAGGGAATCTTTCAGGCCTCTGTGTCCATGAAAACATTTATAAGCGCCTAGATTCATCAGATAATCCATGGAAACATTATAAGGAGTTTCTGGCACTCTTTGATCTAAGTGATAAGGCAGATTACTGGGCTTTCTTCTATCAGAATTGGAATCTACTGAGGCCGAGTTTCCAGCTGAAGTTGAAAATCACAAATGCATTCTTATCTGAATATCCAATTACTCACACAGTAACACCATCACAGCTTCAATTCACTCAGGTTCTAACAAGGCAATCATCTATGTACAATACTTGGAAACAGATGGTTCAATTCTCAGATGAGCACGATTGTGCAATTGAAGATATTCAGGTGAAGTTAAATCAAGTCATTTCAGCAAAGACAGCTAAGTTACCGGCTGCCCAAGCTAAGAAGATTGAATCTATTAGTATTCCTAAACAACTTTGTATTTATAAGGATTAGGCTACTCGTTCTTCTCCCTCATGCAAGAGCCTCACTAAATTCAGTTGTTCATTGCGCCCCAGGCGTATTGCACGACCGATAATCTGCCTCTCCTCCTCTGACTTCATTAAATGCATTAAGACCACATGAGTTGCCGACTTTAAATCCATTCCAACCCCTGCCTGCATACTATTCATCAGGAGGACCTGTATCTCCCCCTTCTCAAACTGTTTTAATGTGCTAGAAATATGGTCTTTGTTGCCTTTTACCGTCGCAACCTTGATACCTCTTTCCAGCAGTTGCCCTTCAATCTCCAAAAAGGGATTATCATAGCGATTGAACACGAGGAATTTCCCTCCGCGATTCTCTGTTATGAGCTTCAGCAAGGCATCTTTCTTCTTTGGCTTCTTTTCAGTGACATCTACTTTTGTATTTACATTTGTATTATTAGTCCCATCAGCCTCTAGTTGTCTGAGGCGCTTGTAATCGAGGGGTGATCTGCAAAGAGGGCAAGATGGATTTCTCTGAATACAATTGATAATACAGGCACCACAAAAGAGTCGCTCACAACACATAACAAAGGTGGGCACCTTGGGCTCCTCAAAACAAATTGCGCATATTTCATCCTTGACATTCAGGATACGCTGTTTCAGAGAAGCAATTTGCTCCTTAATTGATGATATTTTCGTCTTCAAAGAAGTAATTGCCTGCTCTTTTGCCTGTGGCGTAGAATACTCAATAGATTCCTTGAATACTAAGGTCTTCTCAAGACGGTCGAGCTCCTTTTCTCTAGTCTCACAGAGTGCAGTAATTAGGGAAGACTGCGAGGTATTGTTTACACCAAGTTTCTCTAAGGCTGTTTGAATATCGCCTGCATGTAAGAGTTCCTGGATTTCTGCATTTACATACTGCGCAATAATGCGATGGCTAATTGGTGTCTCGCATATAATACGCTGCTCCAAAATAGGTGGAGATCTCCAACTCTGCTCCATGAATTCTCTATTTGTTCGCAAGACCAGATGACCACGTGAGGGATGTTTTGATAAGAACTCAGAGAAGAAATTTGTGCTCTTAATATCATACCGCGAATAGAAATTGGAGCCATTGGTCACTTGGTCCTGGTGCAGGAGTTCAACTAGGTCAGGATGTAGGCCAGCAGCAGCTCTTTGAGCCAGGAATGTATTTGACATATACATGTAAAGTCCTTGAAAAAGAATATTTGGCCAAGTGGCAGTTACGAGCCAATAGAAATTCGCCTTGGGCATTGGGACCGTGGAAGTGAAGTGAACACTATCAACCTCATCAAAAATCACGGTGGACCATTGCATGAGGTGTCTATTCTCTGATGACATGAAAGTCTTAATAATTGTATTGGACATGAGAGTTATATCACGGGTCTTAACGAGTTCATTGAAATCATTTTTCTCCAGGGCCTTAGTAGTCTTCACTTCAAAGAATGAGAGGGTAGTCTGCTGTTGAATTGCAAACTTCCATTGGTGAAAGAGAGTATGAGGGACTATAATGAGAACATTTCCAGAGCACTCTAAGGTATGCACTGGCCGCTGACTCCAGAATGTTGTCTGCGATCTATTGTTAATTGTGTTGAATACAGATGTAATGGGATTGCGTTTCTTATGTGCAATGAACCCGAGTGTTGTCAAGGTCTTTCCTGAGCCGACCTTGTCTCCTAAGACTGCCGTCTGACTATAATGTGTCTCATTGTTCACCTGGAACCCCTCAATACATGTGCGCTCTTTTTCACGCATCGCATGAATCATAGCGAGTTGATGTGGCCTGAGTTGAACCTTGATTTCTTGTGGTTGGACTGCATACCCAGACGTATCTGTTACGGCATGTATCAAGGGTTGTTCATATACCTCTAAAATTCTAAATAGAGAGTCATCTCGTGCCGACATTAGGGAAAGCTAATCTAATTTAACCAGGGAATAACTGTTTAGGTTATGGCTAAGCCTAAGTATATGGCTTTCCAAAATATAATCTAAATAATAAATAGAATATGTCGAACAACGGAATGAAAACATATTTTAAATACTATCAACAATGTCTTGATTATTGTGGAATGTAAATAATAAAGAAAAGACTCTAAAGCCCATAAAAGAACTCGTGCAGTTCAGAATCCTTGATAAAATCCGTCATTAATAAAGCTGTCTTTTTTAATAAGGGGTTTTCGGCTTTTCTCAGCTCAGTCTTATCAAAAGTATTATCTGAGTGACTAATAACCAACATAACATTCTTGGGATTTAATTGCATGAGAGGATTCTTGTAGTTTTCTAGAAATGATTTCTCCTCGGCAAATGCGACTGTCTCATCATATCGGTGCTTAGTCGCATAGGCCTTTGTCCAGGCCATAGTGCCATTGGTCGCATGGCCTTCAAAGTATGGACCAGCCTTCCAGATTTCCTTAGTATCAGTAAAAAACATATAGACCTCACTGGCTCCTGCTAGGTGAACGGAGGGATATTGCCTAAGGCTCATTACTGCATCCATCACTCGTGTGGGGAAATAGAAATCATCATCGTCCATAGCAATAATGAATTCTCCCGTGGCCTCATCATTGAGGCGATTACGTTTTTCTCCAAGTGTCATTTTATCTTCGGACCAGATAAAGACAAGCTCAGGCAACTTTGCACGAGCTTCCTCAAGAAGATCCTTAATTTCTTCTTGACCATCATCAAATACTAGCCACTCCATGCGGTCTCTAGGGTATGTTTGCGATTGGACTATTTTAATTAGAGCAGGAATGAAACGTCGACGATTATACGTGGGCGTTACAATACTTACAAGTGGTAACTCTGAAGACATTCTATAAGTAATAGTGTCGCTTGTTTAAATTAGTTTAAGGAGTTTTACGAGTGGAAGGTTTAGCAGCCTGGGGAGCCTGGGGAGGAGCCGGGGGAGCCTGGGGAGGAGCCTGGGGAGCCTGAGGAGCTTGGGGAGCCTGGGGGGGAGCTTGGGGAGCCTGAGGAGCTTGGGGAGCCTGGGGGGGAGCTTGGGGAGCTTGGGGAGGAGCCTGAGGAGCCTGGGGAGGAGCTTGAGGAGCCTGAGGAGCCTGAGGAGCTTGAGGAGCCTGAGGACCCTGAGGAGCCTGAGGACCCTGAGGATATATATATGGAATTTGAGGAACCTGGGGATATGATTTAATAAACTGAGGAGCAGTTACAGCAACAGCAGCTGTTGCTTTTGCAAGCCCCTTAGAAAGTGTGAACCCATTTTTATATAAAGATATAACCGCCTCTTTTGCAGCTCCAGAATTTGCATTTTCGTTATAACAAAATGGTCCATAGAATATTTGTTCAAGCCCTTCAGCTGGCGTATAAGTAGTAAGTGGAAAAAGTCCATAATATGGTATTTCCATTTTATAATAATATTTTCGTAACAATGTCCTCGGAATAACCCACCAAAAAAATAGACTGCCATAAATAAAACTCAAAATACGAAATGGAGTATTATAACCAATTGCTTCATTTGCCGCTAAATGGCCACCATAAAGTATCAATACAATAAATATCAATGCTTTAAAAACACTTAATACACCTGATGCAATATTACTTACAGCTCTAGCAGGCTTAAATTGACTCCTTTCATTTAAATCTTCAGTTGATTTATCAACCTCTGTGCGGACAGTAGCATCTGCATCGGCCTGCGTATTTGCAGCATCAAGACGTTTCTTAGATTCTGCATCTTGTTGAGCCTGAGCTTCTACTTGCTGCGCGTGTTCATCTGCATCGGGATCATTTAATAACTTTGATATTTGATATTGAATCTTATTGTAAAGTTGTGTAAATACACTCATCTATTGTATAATGAAACTTAAAACAACACTGGCTTACGTGTAAAAAAATCACCCTTATGTGGCATATTTCATTCCTCCCATACCACCTTCTATAACTAAAAAGTTGATACTTTCAACATATACTGAAAAATTATATGCAAATAATGAGCCCGCAACTAAAGGCCATGGATCAACGTCAAGCTGGAAATTCTTCACTCTACTTGTATTTAATGAACCACTGGGCTTTATCCATTTGGATGTATCCAGAGCAAAACTATAAATAGCAAGGCCTGGAGGAAACACACCTGATGCATATTTCCATGAACTGACTTCATTAAAATACTGTAAAGGTTTCAATTCCTGGATTTCATTGCCATCACAGACAATTCTTAGATTATGTATAATATCTTGTTGTAATCCTGCCTGTAGTATACCAGAATATCCTCCAACTGGCACTGAACTATATGCTGGAATAAATGGAGCACTAGGATATAACCACCAATTTGTGAAATTTGTCCAGGCATTTAAATTCTTCAAATAATCAGTTCTTCTTGGTATTATAATAAGTCGTGGAACTGGATTATGTGTATATAAATCAAATAATTGCCTACTTGAAATATTTTCAAACTTATAATTTGTAACTTGTCTAACAATATAGTTTAGGGGTTTTGTTGCAAATGTTCGTCGTTCATCATCTGTAAGATAAATATAGGTTGCCTGCAACCTAGGATTTAGCGGCCACGTATTCAAGGCTGGAACTGTATAACCAATATCTGTTAAAAATTGGTTAATGTATATACCGGGATCATTATCACTTGTATAAGACACATTACCAGATTGTAATTGTCCAGATGTCGCATTCACTTTAGTTTCTGGCCTAACTCTATAACCTGCAGGGTCTAAAATTGTATATAAGTCTCTGATTGGTCTTAGAGTAAGCTGAACTTCGCATTCATGAAATTGTAATGATATAAGGGGAAGTGCTAGTCCAGCATTCTGCGAGAACCAGAATGAAAGAGGAATGGTGATATCACGTCCAGGAATAGATGGAAAGTTGCTCTGAGCTTGTATAGCAGGATCCTGGTTTTGGTAGACGCTTGGATACAATCCACGTGCACGAGTTAATGGGGCTCCGCTTGATACGCCGGAGTATTTTCCATTTGCCGGATCATATATCTCAGGTATATCTCCAACAAGTTGTTGCCACTTATTGTATTGGGTTTCATCTTGATCCGTGAAGGCAGTTGAAATAATATAGTCACTATCAAATTCTTGAACTTGGGTTCCCCCAATGAGGAATGTTGCATTTTGAATTATCTGAGCACCAATATATCTGACCCACTGAAACTGGTATTGACTTCGGCCATTTCTAGAACCGGGTAAGTTTGGATTAAAGTATTTCGAGTAAATATCTGGAAGTGTGAAGGTGAAATAGAGGTCTGATAGCAAGTCACCAATACGCTGAATCTTTGCACGAAGTTGAATTGGTTCATCGAAGAAAAGTTCTTGTGGACCTTCTAAAGGCAGAGTAGCTGATTCAAATGCGAAATGGCTGTATTTTTTCAGAATCATATAGAAATAGGTAAAGTCGGGATTTCCACTGAGGATTACATTTTGAGATCCGTATGCAACTAATATAAATAACCCCCCACCTGCCATGACAACTCTTCTTGTTACTACGAAACAAGAAGAGATGTGGTTTAAGTATAGGGGATAGGGGATAGGGGCACAGCATATGGCTATGGCTAACCCTAAGGCCCCTGCTTATTGGTCCACCATGTGTCAGATAAGTATTCAGTTGACATATTAACATCGCCCTCAATTGTCCTGGATGGACCCATATTGAGTAACGCCTGGATTTCAGAATATGTTAAAGCATAGCCAAAATAAAAAACTCTACTAATCATACCCTTAATTGGTCCATTAAATGTAATAGAATTTAGATGCCCAGGTGTATCTGTAGAAAACATAGGGTCATTTAGAAGAGAAACCGTATTAGTTGAATTTAATGTTAGCTTACGATTACTAAATGCATAGACATTTCCGTAATTTTGGTAAGGAGGAGTGTTATTACTTAGCGCCATTTTGGTCTTCAAATTTCCATTAATATATACAAAGAGTGTATTTCCCTTGCATGTTACTGTAAGGTGAAACCACTTGTCCACTGGAATATTCTCAATATCAGTATAATTATCCCATGTGTGATAGCAGTTCATGAAAATTCGTAATGTATTTTTATTACCCCAGCAGAATATACCAGGTCCCAATAGAGGATACATTTTTCCGTAACCCTTGTGTAAAATATGATAGAGTGATGATGTATCATTATTATCAAATGTATCACTCCTAATGTAAGTAAAAAGTGAATAACTGAACTCAATGCCGGACCTCTGATTATCCGAAAAATAAATAGTCTTAGACTGAGGAATCCTTGGGTCTTGAATTACCGAATACATCTTAGGACCGGAAACATATGTATTGGCAAAAAGCTCAACGCGATCTTTATACATTCGTGTAAACGATTTATATAAAAATTCACTAGTTGCTAAAACTATATATACAACTATAACAAGAACAACACCTAGTAACACCTGTGATAAAGCGTCTGCACCTGATAATGTAATTCCTCCTGCTGCATCTGCCATACTATCTATCTATCATTTGTAAAAGATAGGGCTTACATTATTAAAAATGGCTAACCATGTTATCCGTTTTTAATAGTTTATTAATTATTAAATAGCTTATGATGAGCCTTGATCTGATCCAGTAGTAAAGACAACTTGATTATTTCTGGTTAAACTTAACACATACTGTCCTGGATCTAGACTACTCAATGTAAATCCAGCAAATGGTCCTTCCTGGTAATTAGTGTATACTCTATCCGGAGTATATGCCACATTTGCAGCACGCGTCATTCCAATTAATCCACCGAAACCATCGGGACTGCCTAGAGTTAGTGTCGGAGTATTGCCATCAGCAGCAAATAATCCAGGTAGGACAGAGCTTCTAGAAAGTTTTCCATCAATATATACATCAACCGTCTTACCCATCATGACTACTGTCACACAAACCCATCGCTGTATATCCACGGATTCAATGTCGCACATTTGCATATTAGAATCAGAATATGTTGAGGTCCCGTTAACGATTGTTGGAATATCAGTAATTTTTATACTATTTGTTACATTATCACTCACACGGACACCGAGCTTGTTTGTAAATTGTCCTAGATACATAACAAGTGTCACAATTTGCCCTCCACTGCTTAAGACAAGAAAGGGTTTATTCTTACCATTTGAACCACCTGCGCCCCAGTTTGTTACATATATCCATGTGCTCATTGAATATTCACCTCCAGGATATATTTGAGGAACCTGCTTTCCACTAAATGTCTGACCCGTAGTAGTAGTTCTTGCAGGTAGACCGTCAGTTTGAGAGGAATATATTACCATATCCTGCACATTATTATTTCCATTTAGCCATAGCCACAAGATATAGAGAAGATATACTAAAACGAGTATAACTAAAATATAGATTACCATACTACCAGGTTCCATTGTTATTCTATTCTTAAGAAATAGTTTATGAATAAAGGGCGTTCCACTCTTCCATTGGCCCAGCCATTTTGGGGGTATTGCAATTTCCACCCGGACACCAGAAACCATTCGGTAAAGAAGGCATAATTGGTGTTAAAAATGCTAAGATTGAATATAATGTTATTGGAGTATATGGTTTACCGGATGTATCGACCGCACCACTTATTAAGTCACGAACTTCATTTGTATCTATGGCTCTTGCTGAAAGACTCATTAATGATATATTTCCTCCTAAACGCGGATCTCCTACTAGCAATGGAGCGGTCTCATCATAATCAGGCATTGCCGTACATGTATAAGATACAGCAAGAGATCCATTTAAATAAATATTAAACCTACGACCTTTCTTAACGATGACAACTGATGTCCATTTTTGCATAGGAAACTCCGGAATATCTACTGTCTCAGGCTTAGATTGCCCTTTTACATATATTTCAAGTTGAGCTGGTGCAAAAAGCATTCCACGACCTGCATCAGGTGCAATTAGAAGTTTTAAATTCTGTTTACCTCCTATTTTAACCACATTTGCATATTCATTACCAGATTGCGCAGTCCTGTCATTGATTGTTGGATTTATGTAAAATAAGAGAGTAGATCCTGATTTAGACGACCATGCACTTGATAAAATTTCACTGCACGCTGCTTGACTAGGTTTTGTTAATGTCATCGTATTTGGACCAACTTGTTGAAATTGTGGGGGGAGTAAAACATATGACATTGTTAAATATATCAAGTATGAAAATAATAGCAAGGTAATGATGACTAATACTGCCTGCATAGCAGTAGAAAGTTGACTATAATAAAAAAATATGTAAACCATACATCCTATGAATAATAATACACTTATTATTATTTTAGTTTGTTGAAGATGGATCATCTATCCGTATAGTATAAATTTTAAACTTAACTTACAAATATACTTGGTGGATTAAATAATTCAGTTGATGTTAAATCGCTCATACGCCCTTTCATTTCAGAAGATGAAGCAGGGTAGCCAAATGCCCTGATTTTTAAAACTTTAATTCCAGCTGATAATTGAATTGGTATATTACCACCATTCTTAATATTAGGGGTTGCAAATATCTTATGACTCTTTGCTGGCGGAACTGGAATAGACGTCAAGTTCTTTGTTTTTACAAGTAATCCATTCAAATATCCCTCCATAATATTTGGGGAAATAGTAAATCCTATACGAAATGGAGTATGAATTGGAACGTTATCTATTACAAGGCTTTGCTGTGTTCCAGCAGAATCAATACATGTAACATATACAGTATTCGTAGTATTATTAAGGCTTACTTGTAATCCTTGGCCAGTTGGGGTAGATGCCATTATGAAAAAGGTTCGCAGAGTTTCACCAGGTGGAAGAGTTTGTGGATATTCATCGTCTATAAAAACATCCATTGTTAAACTATATGAAGTCTGGGCTTCCAAGACTGTTACAGATAGTGGAGCCTTTTGTCCAGGAGCTGGAGGAGGAGGTTGGCCAACAATTATATCTCCTACATGTGTCAGGTCTTTCCAATATACTTGTGTTAAATCTGTGCCGGGTATTGGAATATAACCTGGAGCACCAGGGCTACGTTGAAAGACAGGTGTAATCCATTGATCAACACCAAGTAGAATAATTCCAATTAATAATATACCTGCAATAAAATACATTAAGATACGAACAAATCCTGAACCCTGCACAGGAACCCCTATTGCATTTTTCGGCTCTGGAACAATTTTTGAAGCTGCAACTGCACCTGGGATTTTTAGATTTTTTCCAAGTGTTCCTATGTTTTTTACTACTTCTGAAATTTTATTAGCCCGACTCTGTTCCATATCTAAATTACTCCTTCTTTTTCCTGGTGACCGATTTTTTCTTCTCTAATGTGCCAGCCCTTGGATTATATCCAATCCGCTTATAATAAGGCAGTGAATCCTTTGCCTTACAGTCGACTAATTTTTCCCTCAAATAACAAACAAATGAAAGACGGCTATATAGTTTATCAATACCCTGGGTCCCTGTTTCCTTATTGTTTACATAAACTTCTGGTATTGAGGAGTTAAATTTCTTATCACTGGTATCCTCTTTCATTTCCGTATTACAATGCCATTCATGCACATCCATCGCCACGAAATCACCCGTTCTCAGATTAATCCCCACCTTAAATCTGGGGAAAATAGTGAATCCACCGCCGTATTTTCCTCTCTCAATCACGGATAAATTGCCAAAACCTTCTCTCAAATCCCCTGCATCCATATGAAGCCCCGTTCTAAAATTACGATTTATGGTGACTGAAGAGAAAGCAGTATCCTTAATTTGGAATGCCGAATTTCCAGCGGCCCTCTTATGCTGAACCTTGTAGCGGTCTGGGACTAGTTTCTTAAAAAGGTCATCAATGGCTTCAATATAAGGAAGGCCGGCCTTGTATTCATTGAAATATCGCTGGGTATAGGATGTCAGACGACAAGGGAGTCCCATGAATGGGGTTTTCTCAAAATATCCGAGCACAGAGGAGAATACATTATTATTTACACGCATCTTGGAGAGTTTACCATTTTCCATGTATTGTGCAGACCATCCCTTAATAGTTTTCGTTGCTAACTTACGCCTGGTCCAGTATTTGGATTTAGGGTCAATTGGTCCAGCTGCAGCTCCGCGATTTCTTGATGCACCGGCTGCATTGTAGAAACTTTTCCATCCGAGTTTCACTATATCATGGGGAATTACGTTTTTTCTCAGTTTGAACAGGAGTCGTTTACCTTCTGGAGCATCCGGGTCCTTTGCGTATACGTCGATGTCTTCGTCATAAATTGTATCTGCGTCTTTTTCACTAAAATATGTGCCTTCTCTTGCCTTGATTTCATCATTTGACATCTTCGGCTCTAAGACCAATTCTTTTACTTTGGTCTTTGGATCCTTTGCAGGCTCCTTGGGTAACTGGAGACCATCAAATAATTCTTCATCTGAGATAGCCATCTACAATATAGTTTTATTTTATGACTATATTATAGAAAAATGGAGCCACCGCCAGTTAGAAATAAGGGCCCAAGAACACTTCGTCGTTTAACTGAGCCTGAAATGCTAGAAATTAATGAGCATGGTCTTGAGATTCCTTCCAGGAATTCTAAGAACTTTGAGCCAAATCTAGATAAATCTGCGCTTTTAGTAAGCACAGGAACCTTGGCACCAAAATATAACTACAGGAATAAGGCAAAGGCAAATCAAGAAAATACATGGGAAGCATATCTAAAAAAACGAGCTAATGCAGAAGCCAGAGCCAAAGGTAATCGCAGTAATCGTAATACAAGGAAAAATAAGAGAAATCGCAATAATCGTAATAATCGTAATACAAGAAAAGGCAATCTATTTGGCAATTTCAATATTAAGAATGACCCAAGGATAACACTAGGGTTTTAGACTATGGCTTCGCCTGTGCCTATGGCTTCGCATGTGCCTATGGCTTCGCATGTGGCATACTAAACCACACAACTCCTCCAATTACAGCTGACACGGCAATGCCTGCTGCAATTCCCTTCAACATAGCCTGATTATCGGCCTCCATAAAATCATCTGCCTTGATGACCGGCGTCTTTCCGCGGGCACCTAGTCTGGTATAGTATTGGATTATCTCAGTCTCCGTAAATTTCCGTTTCCCCAACATCCCATTCACCTCATTATGCAAATCAACTGTCCATCGGAAGAGCTCTGCCCTGGAATCAATTGACGCTGTAATAGGTAGCTTAGCCATATGGGAAATATAATGCGTTCGGCAAATCGGACAAGGTATAATTGACTGCAGAGACTCAAAAAACTCCTTCATAGCCTTCTTATCAGAATAACTAGGCTCCTGAGGATACCCTAGCGCCGCTATATGAATTGTGTGCCAGAAAAAAGGCCCCCAAACCTCTGGAGGAACATGCATTATATCTAATATATGTTGAGAGCATGTATTAAGCACCTAAGACGCATTAGTCAGTATATATCCAGGGGTTTTTATAACAATGTCAACATTTTATCAAAATAAAACTGAGAGTATATGCTCAAATTGTGGTGGAACCGGGCATGGATTTCGTATATGCACAGAACCAGTTTCCAGTTATGGAGTTCTCGTATTCAGATGGGTAAGCCGTAGTGAAGCATGGCCACAAGTAACAGAGTTTTGCAATCACACACAAAATCCAACGGGAATTACTGGTCTTATTCCACAAGTGCTGATGATTCAGAGAAAAGATTCCCTTGGATTCATGGATATTATGAGGGGAAAATACAAGGTAAATGAGCCTGAATATATAAAGAAACAATTGAGGGGTATGACCTATGGCGAACGTGAAAAACTCAGGACAATGGAATTTGAGGAAATATGGCATGAATTGTGGGGATCAGATACCGAATCTACACAGCGCTATGCACATGATCGCATTAATTCTAGACAGAAATTGGCAGAACTTAGATCGGGTGTTCAATTACCGAATGGTGAGAAATACTCACTTTCAGACCTTCTCCGGCAAGAACCTGCACTATATACTACTCCAGAATGGGGATTTCCTAAAGGTCGTCGTGATCCATATGAATCTGATATTCGCTGTGCCTTTCGCGAATTAGAAGAAGAGACTAGTATAACTGAACAAGAATTATTAAAGGTGACAAATGTTTCACCTTTTATTGAGCAATTCTATGGTTCTAATAATATCCATTACAGGCACACGTATTATATTGCTCAGTATATTGGTGAAAGGGCTATATCATTTGATGCATTAAATGCAGAAATGGCACGTGAGATTGGTAATCTAGCATGGAAAAATCTGGATGAAGCGGTCCTATTGCTTAGGCCTGAAAATCTGGAAAAGCGTGGTATTATAATAAAACTTGGTAGCTTACTGCGCAATTATTCGCCAGTCTTACGTAATAATTTATTAGGTAAGGCTTTAGCGCCAGCAGTGCCAGCAGTGCCAGCAGTGCCAACAACCTTAACAACGTTAGTAACCGTAAATGAAAATGCCAATGAAGAACAGCAGGAATATGTATTCACCGGCCAATCAACAGGCTTCTCAATTTCAGGAAAAGTGGAAAAATCAAGAAGATTCTTCGGAGCGAGACAAACTACTCGCCGAATTTCAGACATATACCGCTCCAACCAGGGCGGCAACGATCAGAGAAACCAATCAAGGATCTCGGGAACAGGAGGGAACACTATATCCAGACATTAATGATGAAGCATTCTTAAAGAAGCTCCTCGGTAAACGTGAGTTCCGAGAAACAAGACAACCAAAGATCACTGATAAAACCCTTGAACAAAATGTCTGCGATGTAGAGGAATTTGAATATACTTCTTCTCAGAAATTCGTCTCACAATTCATTTCTCCAAATACACCTTATAATGGTATCTTGCTGTATCATGGTGTAGGTGTAGGTAAGACATGTTCTGCAATTTTAGCCGCAGAGGCATTCTTGCAACTGAGTCCTAAGAATAAAGTCTATATCCTAGCACCCCCTGCAATCCAGTCTGGATTCTATAGAACTATTTTTGATAGCTCTCGTATTGTCTTTGGTAAAGATGATCAGCAAAATAGACACGAGGGTTGCACTGCTAATCGTTATCTTGAGCTTACTCAGACACTATATGAACGTGATAAGAAGGATATTGAATTACGTGTTAATCGCCTCATAAACAAGCGTTATGCTATTATGGGGTATGTGGCATTTCGTAATATGGTTCGTGATATCAAAGGACAAATTGCATCCACATTACCTGCAAAGAGAAAGGAAGAGCAGAATACTGTTCTCCTACAAAGAGCTCTTAGTGGAAGCTTTTTCATTGTTGATGAAGCCCATAATCTCAGGGATGTTTCTGAGGTAGCCGATGACGATGAGGATGATGATATTGGTGACCGCAGTGATGCAGCAGCAGGTAAGAAACTCATGCCAATGTTGCGTGAAGTTTTGCAGAAATGTGAAGGTAATAAACTGATGTTAATGACGGCGACTCCAATGTATAATAGTTACAAGGAAATTGTTTCTTTACTAAATCTATTACTCTACGTGGACAAGATTCCTGGACGTAAAGCGGGCGACAGTGATTCAGATATTCGCCTCTTAACAGATTCAGATATTGTATTTGAAAAGAAAACGGTTGGTGGCAAGGAAATTGAAGTCCTATCTGCGTCATCTGAGAAGAAACTCATTGCAATTGCGAATTCACATGTGAGTTTTATGCGTGGTGAGAATCCTAAGGCATTTCCTGCTAGGCTTGATCCTGCCGACGAATTACGCGTGCAGGCATGGCCAGCCTTCAATCCAGCTGGTAAAATAGAATTGAAAGCCGATGAAAAAGCAAATGTGTTACAGCTGCCTCTTGTAAATTGTGAGCTAAGTGGTGAACCTCTGGCAGTTATTCGACATTTGACTGAAACCTTGATTGCCGCGAAGGGTGTTGGTATTCGCACCATTGACACCTTGCTGCAGGCAGGTAATTGTATTTTTCCTATAAGTGGAGCGCCTTTGGCAAGCGAAGCGCCTTTGGCAAGCGAAGCGCCTTTGGCAAGCGAAACGCCTTTGGCAAGTGTAGCGCCTTTGGCAAGTGGAGCTACAGCACTAGAAGGTCGCGTTGGCTCTGAAGGATTCCAGACATGGTTTTCTACAAAGGCAATCGGTGGAACATTTGAAGGGACGCGTCTTTCTGTTCTACCCCAGTATGTGCCAGCAGATCCAGATGAATCATATTCATGGATGGTTGCATCTTCAGGCAACTTGGCCAATGCATCTCCTAAATTTAATCGCGTCTTAAATACAATTCGCACTGCCTCTGGAATTTCCTTTGTCTATAGTCGTTTCGTAGAAAATGGTGCTGTGATTTTCTGCCTTCTTCTGGAAGCAAATGGTTATATGCCCTGGGGACGTTCTGCACCCCTATTTAGTAAGGGACCCATTGAAGGACCTGGTGGAAAACAGTGTTGTAAGTGTGATAGGAAACTCGGGGGACATCCTGCATTTGTGCCAGGGCAACTAGGGCAAGCTGAGACGCGTGACAATCACAAATTCAGTCAGGCCTACTATACCTTACTAACTGCGAGTGACGTTAACACAGTTGAGAAACAATCACTGCCTCTATCACCAAATAATGTTGCCGTAATCGCGGCAGCACGCAGTGAAGAGAACAAGGATGGTCACAAGATCAAGGTAGTAGTGGGTTCTCAGGTGGCAGGCGAGGGTCTGGATTTACGTTATATAAGAGAGATCCATATTCTTGAAGGCTGGTTTCACTTGTCTAAGGAAGAGCAGATTGTGGGTCGTGGAATTCGTTATTGCTCTCATAATGCCTTACCTAGGGTAAAGCGTAATTGCACAATTAATCTCTATGTGAATACATTTCCAGCGGAACTCAATAAGGAGACAATTGACCTATATTCTTATAGAACTGCCATGAATAAGGCGGTTCGTGTAGGCAACGTGAGTCGTGCTATAAAGCGGGGCGCTGCAGATTGTAATTTGAATCGTGATGCCATTTTGGTAACAGGTCTTTCTAAGAAACCGGCACTTGATCAAGATGGTAACCCAAATATGCTGGATAGCCAGGGGAATGCAAGACCAGTGGATCTTAATGACAAGGATTTTACCCCTGCATGTGATTGGATTGCCTGTAATTATTCATGTGCACCATCACTGGATCTTTCTGATAAGCGAGAAATGCCAGATGATAATGGGACGTATGATATGTTCGCTGCCCGATTTGCAGAGCAGATGTTAATCCAGACTCTAAGGACGGCATTTAAGAGTCAACCATGGTATCATTGGGATAAATTGGCTGCAATTTTCAAAGATGTGCCCAGGGCTACACTTACAAGTTTGCTTCTCAAAATTATAAATAACCAGTCGATCATTTTTGAAAATGGAAATTTACAGGGGCACATTATTTTCCGTAATAATTTGTTTCTCTTTCAGCCGAATAAAATACAGGATGGGGCAATTCCGATTTCGTTTCGCCATGGGGCGTATCCAGTGAGACGTGATTACTATGAGCCTCAGATGCCTACAGCAAAAGGAACAAAGGTTACGGTTTCTAGAAAGGCTGCTACCACTGCTACCGCTGCTACTGTAGGGCAAGAAGGGCAAGAAGGTCAAGAAGGTCAAGAAGGGCAAGAAGGTCAAGAAGGTGATATTATACCCAAGACACAATTACTGCCGCAGCCTGCATTACCCCAAGGGCAACAAGATATGCAAAAGGCGTTTACTTTTTGGTTAAAGTCTATTACTTGGGTAAATAGCTGGTGTAAAGATGATGCTAAAAAGGGATCAATAAATGAATATATTCCTACTGACTTAACTGAAGCAATTATGGCCTATCTCGATGGGGATATTAAGGAAAAGGAAAATATAGAAAAGCGTTTGAAACAGTTGCAGTGGTGGGCAAAAGTTATAGTTGATGAACCAGTTGCCCCTGGAGGTATGAAGGATCTGCGACGTGTTGCCAAGGAATTCATTTGGGATTCTTTTTTTAAGGGATCTGAGCAAATAGCAATGATTGAAGACAAGTTGGCTTTCGCCGATGAAGGTGGTAGTGAACAGTATTTGAAGGTCGATTCCATTTCTGCAACACGATATTTAGATCTGGAAAAAAAGGAGCCAGTGTATTTCTGTGGACGAGGTGAAGCTTGTCCTCCATCGGTTCTTAAAATTTTACTAGCTTCTAAGACAGACGATGCAATAAATGCCAAAGCGAACAGGGTAACTACTTCTCCACTTTATGGTTTTATGGTAATTTGGCAAAATACAATTATGTTCAAGACTAACAGTGCCACAAATGCTGAGGGTGCCCCACCCGGCCCTGGAGCTGCTTGTTCTATTGTCAGCACAGTAAAGGGGCATCGTATGAAGTTAGTTGAGCTAGGTGCGACCCTGCAGCGATTTACTGGAAATCACTTTGATCTTCTTGAAAATACCTTGGCGACGGGTGCCAGGAAATTGGTAGGAGCAGTGCCATTCTGTGCTCTGATGGAGATTGTCTTACGCTGGATGGATATTCGTAAGGACCTATATGGCGGAAAACGCTATTTTTACAGACCCCTTGCGTCTTATTATTCTAAACATAAATCTAAGAAGTAGCATTAGATATTATACATATTCATGCGGCAAGGCATTAAAATTGACTATCTAATACTACAATAGACAGGCACAATGGAGACTGAAGCATTCTTTCAAGAAAAAGTATACCTCACTCCCAAGGATCTTCGTAACGACATTGAATCTGTCGATGACATCCTCCTTGAGAAACTCAAGGAGCGCCTTGAGCAGCGTTGCTCCCCTAATGGCTATGTTCTCCCTGGCAGCCTGGAGATCTTGACGAGATCCACTGGTATGGTAGATTCAGGGCGTTTCTCTGGTGATTGGGCTTTCCTAGTGAAGGCCAAAGGTCGTGTGCTTCATCCGCCTGAGGGAACCATGGTGGAGGTGGAGGTGCTCAAGTCTAATAAGATGGGTATCTATGCTGTTTATGAGAATGCAATTAGGCTAATGGTTCCTCGCGACTTGCATCTGGGCGATGAGGAATTTGATAGCTTGAAGGTGGGTGATAGAATCAATGTGGAGATCCAGAAGTCGAGATTTCAGCTGAGGGATCCCTTTATTGTGAGTGTAGGAATTTTTAGGGGCGCTGGTTCTAAGACACAAGTTAAACCTTTAGCACAGCCACAAGCACAGCCACAGCCACAGACCCTTGCACCTGTAAATGAAGAAGGCACAGAAGAAGGCACAGAAGAAGGCGCGGAGGAAGAGGAGGAAGAGGAGAAGACTGAAGAGTAGAATGGCTGACGATTATGAGCAGCGTAAAGAACTTGCCAAAGAGATAAATACCCTATCAAGGCCAGAGTTAGAAGAACTCTATCGTATTCTTAAGCGTGAAGGTGGTTCATACAGCGAGAATTCAAATGGAATATTTTTTGATATCGCAAGTCTTCCGGCCTCTGTATTTCAAGCACTTTGGAAATTTCTACAATTTTGCAAGTCAAATGCAAAAGATCTTGAAGAAAGAACAAATCTCATTAATACAATGGCTACAGGCGAACAGTAGGCTAAAGCCTTGATAGTAGGCTAAAGCCTTGAAGCATTATATATATAATATGACTGATTTAATCCCCCAAAGTCTCATCCAGCTGTGTGAAACACATCAGGATGGGACATTTTCCGTTAAAAGTAAAGGTGCATTAAATAAAAGAGGCTCAGGCGGAGCCACAGTAGATGCACAAGACCAAGTTCCCAAGTGGGGTCTAACAACACATTCCATTTCACCAAAACATCCTCTGGCCGCATGGATGTGGCTGAAGGATCCACTTTTCCGTGTATCTCCCGATGCTCTAAGGCAACGACTTATTCTAGATGCAACAACTGAATGGCAGGAGCGCTGCTCTAAGTTAGATTTCCCTCGCATCCTAAGTAAGAAGAAAGCACTTGAGGGATTTGGCTCCCAGAGACCTGAGCTCCAGCAAGCCAAAGCTGCCATGATTGCCATGGAGCGTTATACTCAGGACAATCCTCTACTCTGGATCTTATTCAATGAGAAGGAGAAGAAGGTGTCATTCCTCGATGACAAGACATTCCCACGTGAAGGTGGCTACAAGCAAATCTGGATTCTGCGTGATCCATATTGGGATTCCTTATGGGATGCAAGTGAGTGGTCATCTGATTCACTTGTGCAATGGATAGAGAAACAGGAAGATAATGGATTCAAGGTTGATTGGCCTCTAGAACCCAAAACTGCCACAATGAAAGACATGACTGCCGAATATGAAAAGATGCAGCATAGGGCAGCTGGTTTAAGCAAGGATGATTTACGCCAAAAGCTAGGAAGAGCCAAGGCAATGAGGAAACTTTTATCGATATAGGCACATTTAATATGTGGGCCTAAAGTTGAAACCAAAACCCAAAGCAGATAGGTCAATGGATATACGTAAGGCCGAATTTGATCAGTTGAAGCATCTTGCCCAGGAATGGCTAGATCACCCCGAGCAAGAGCTAGAGGCCACCTTCACTGTCTCTGGACAAGGTTTAGCTTCTGGCTCAAGTCAAGGTCAAGTGAACTCCACGACCTTTGCTGCAATTGCAAAAAGACTCAAGAATCGCGGTTTCACTTCTGTAACCCAGGAAGACACTTTAAACATCATCACACCCAAGCATGTGCGTATTACCCTCAGCGGTCTAGGAGTAATACAACAATATTGTCGTGATGATCGCCTATCAGGCAGGACGTTTTCCGCCATTATCAAAGATCGCACTGCCCAAAATGCCACTCTCGACCTAGAAGAATATGGTGTCCGCATCAAGGCTCGTCGTGAGCGTGAGCTAGGCGAAAATGATCCAGATGTCTCTGAACTCCTGGATCAATGGAAGGTTCAACAGAAAGCCTTCAGGCTTCTCCGGCGCTGGACTTTCAGGGGAGACGGCATTAGGTTCGATTTATCCATGGTCCGGCAGACTAAGAAGAATGTCCGCGGGGAATTCCGGTGGCAAACGAAATTCACGCAAAATGATATTTCAAAAGAAATTCCAATTTACGAAGTGGAAGTTGAACTCGAACGGAAAGTTGGGGATACTCCGGATTCTGCAATTCAAAGATTTGTAAAAGGAATTGGTGAAATTCTGAGGGGAATCCAAAAGTGTCCTTTACTGATACGGGAATCTGTGAAGCGCCAAGTTTTCGCTGGATACAAGGCTCTTACAAAGACTGATAGATTTCGTGGAGTTTCAACCAGAACATTGGAACTTGCAAATATGGTGAGCCTCGTGGAACCAGGGTCTCCGAATATTCGTGAGGGATACAACGTCACGGACAAGGCAGATGGTCTCAGGACAATGGGTTATGTGAATGAGAAAGGTCACCTCTATCTAATTGACAGTGCCCCCAATGTATACGAGACAGGCCTAGAAGTGGAGGGATGTGCTAATTCCTTGGTTGATGGAGAATGGATTACCAAGAATTCGGCAAATGAGGCAATTCATCAATACTTGATCTTTGATATTTACTTTGCTCCTGGATCACGAGATGTCCATGGCCTCCCCTTTTACGTGGAGGGGGCCCCCACTGCAGCCCAGAGATATAATGAAATGAGATTATGGGAGAAAGCCTGGAATACGGCCCCTGGGCCAAAGGAGCTAGTGCCTCTAACTCCCAAAACAAAACTTCTGGTTAGCACCAAAAAATTCTTATTTGCAAAGGCCGGTGAAATCTTTGGGCAAGCCGCGAAGATTCTGGATACTCCAAGAATCTATGAGACAGATGGCTTGATTTTCACAAAGAATTCAGTTCCTCTTCCTGAGCAACCCCAGGGCGATTTCATTGAGCAGATGAAGTGGAAGCCTCCTCATGATAATACCATTGATTTCCTGGTTGTCACTGAGAAGTTAGCCGATACCAATGTGGATGCAATTCACAATGGATTCCATCCGACTTCTGGAAAAGAGATCCGTTACAAGGTTCTTAGACTACATGTTGGCTTCCGTGGAAATCCTGGGAAGCTCAAGGTGGATCCTAGGGAAATTGTTCTTCAAGTGCAACCCCTTAAACCCGAGATGAGTCGCGAGGCCAATGTATATCGTCCTGTCCTCTTTCAGCCAGAGGACTTCCCTGATGACAAGGCCAATGTGTGCTACGTGGAAGTCAAGACTGACATTGAAACCGGCGATGAATATGCATATTGCGAGAACTCTAATGAGCCCATCACTGACAAGAGTATCGTGGAGATTTCCTATGATGCCTCCAGACCGGCTGGGTGGCGATGGGTCCCCAAGCTGGTTAGAAAAGACAAGACTGAGCGCCTGATGAAGGGAGAGCTAGGTCGCACCCTGAATTCCAATCAGACTGCCCAGAGTATCTGGAATTCCATTCATGAGCCTGTGACTCTCAGCATGGTTCGCACTGGCGCCGAGCAGCCCAATATGAGTGAGGTTACTGCTGTCAGCACAGTTGAGCGAGAGAGAGCTGCAATTACCCAGAAATACGCTGACCGCACAGCTTCTGAGCAGGACATGAATCGCGTGGGTCCTCTGCGTGATTTCCATAACAAGTTCATTAAGGAGACCCTCCTATATAATGGAGTGATGAAGAAGGGTGGTCTTGGTCTCATTGACCTAGGAATGGGCTTAGCCCAAGATATCCAGAAATGGCGCCGTGTAAATGCTGGGGCTGTTCTGGGCATTGATATTGCTGGTGATAGCATTAATAACCCGAATCACGGGGCATACCAGCGACTCTATTCCACTATGTTGCGTAATGGTCGTGATAAGGTTCTGCCGATGGTGTTTGTAGTGGGAGATGCATCCAAGAACATGCGCAGCGGTGAGGCCGGTGCAACAGTCGATGACAAGGTTATCCTGCAGGCAGTTCTAGGTCGCACTGCCCCTGAGGGTGTGGTGCCTCCCTATGTGCGTGATGAGATGTCTAGTAGATTCAAGATGGGCGCAGATGTAATCAGTTGTATGTTTGCAACTCATTACTTCTTTGAATCAGCCCAGAAGTTTGGCGGGTTTCTACAGAATATCGCGGATAATTTGAAGGTAGGTGGATTCTTCATTGGTTGTTGCTTTGATGGTGAGCGCACATTTAATTTCCTGCGAGGACGCGATTCTCGTGTGGGCGAGGAGGGTGGAACCACGTTGTGGAAGATCAGTAAGCGGTATGAGGCCGATGAAATCCCTGCTGGTGATGATGCATTTGGTATGCCTATTGATGTGGAATTCATCAGTATTGGAATGCCCCACAGAGAGTATTTGGTGCCTTTCAAACTTCTAGAGGAGAAGCTGGCTACCATTGGCCTCGAGCTGTGCTCAGGAGACGAGCTGGCTGCGATTGGGCTTCAAAAGAGCACTGAGCTCTTTGAGGAGAGTCATAAGGCAGCGGCAAAGGTGGGTCGTAAGTTCCCGATGACGCCGGCAGTTGCACAGTTCTCTTTCTTGAACAGGTGGTTTGTCTTCAGGAGAAAGAATGAGGTGGGTGAGGTGAAAGCGGTGCCTGCTAGTGTAGCTGCTAATGTAGCTGCTAATGTAGCTGCTAATGTAGCTGCTAGCGTAGCTGCTAGCGTAGCTACAAAGGCCCCTGTTCCATCTGCTTCCTCAACTGAAGAGGAAAATCAAGTAGAGCAACTAGAACAAGTCGCTGCAAATGGAAAAAAGCAATACGATGCAGCTGCTGTTCTTCAGTTTGAGCTTGAGTCTGCTCCAATTGACAAGCTCCGTATTGGTGACAAGCTAGCGCAGCGCTGGCTCTCACCTGGCTCCCCCTTCCCTATTAATGACCCTGACCCAAGGTCTCCAGGTGAGGTCTATCCATCCATGGAGCATTTTCTCGCCGCCATGAAATACAAGGTGGCCACGGATAAGCCTACAATGGCCCAGAGTCTCTTTGGCTCCCAGGGCACCATTCATCAGAAGTTCCTCAGACAGAAGCAGGCTGAGATTGGTGTGGGTGCTGGTGCCAAGCCATTGACCGAGGCTCGTGAAGCTGCTTTATTAGTGGAGGAGATGAAGGAAGTTCACCAGGAATCCAGACAGGCTGCCATGAAGAAATGGAAGGCGAAGTTCGATGAGCCCAAATGGGATTCAGTGAAGGATGAGCTGCTTGAGAATGCTGTGCAGCAGCGTTGGTCAAAGGATGCCAGGTTCCATACAATCGTTGAGGCTGCAAAGCAGCAGGGCAAGTATTTGCTGTTCTTCACTGGCTCAGCCTCTAGTGAATATGGCGGTAAGAGGACCAAGGAGGGTTATCTGGAAGGGGAGAATAAGCTGGGTAAGGCAATTATGAAGGTCGCAGGGTTTGAGTAATAGTTATTACGCATATGTAAAAATTGATAGTATTTTTTGTCATAACTCAGTCATACGTATATGCCCGAGCCATGGCAGACTCTTGGTTTTCTGAATGCCCATCCAAGGGATAAGGAGGTTCGTTTTGTAGAAAAGACTCACACATACTTTGTGAAAGGCTCTTCTAAGGGTATTGTCTCTACAACTGGATTCGTCCACGCTTTCTTTCCTCACTTCAATCCTGATGCGGCCTTGAAGGCAATGCGTAAATCGGCCAAGTGGGCCACGAATCCCTTGAACGGAAAGACTGACGAGGAAATCAAGGCCATTTGGTCCGATTCAGGCAAGGAGGCCTCGGGTAAGGGGACTGCGATGCATTTGGCGATTGAGCAACACTTGAATGGTGCTCTGAACCATATTCCTGAGGATGTTAAGGCGACTCCAGAGTGGCTCTATTACATGAATTTCTACAATGACATCAAGGATAGCTTAGAGCCCTACAGAACTGAGTGGGAGGTATGGGACGAGGAGCACAAGCTGACTGGGAGCATTGACATGATTTTCAAGCGCAAGGATGGCGCATACGCAGTCTATGATTGGAAGCGCTCGAAGGAAATCAAGAAGGACAATTCATTTGAGAAGGGCCTGGGGCCAGCGAGCCATTTGCCGAACTCGAATTTCTGGCATTATACTCTGCAGCTCAATGTTTACCGATGGTTTCTTCAGAAGCACTATGGCCTGAAGGTAGTGGAACTTTGTATTGTTATCTTTCATCCTAACAATACAAATTACCAGATGTTTCAACTAGATATCTTGGATGATGAAATCCAGGGGATGTTGGATGCACGTAAACGCTCTATTCAAATGGGTTCAAAGAGTCCAGTAGAATTCAAGCCGGTTGCTTGTTTGTTGGATGACTAATTAGATTTGTTGAGCTCTGTGTCTTATAGTAGCCTTGCGCCTTAGATAAGTTGGCCGACGTCTTATAGTGTTTCTCATAACTCTTTTGCGTAAATCTTTTTTCCATTTCTCTGTTAGATTTCGTAATTTAGCATTATATATTTTTTTTTTAATTATAGTTTGTAATCTTCTAGTGCTTGCATTTCTCTTTTCATTATTCTTTTTTTTAGCTAAACGCATTTTTTCTTTTATTATATCTTTTATTTTTCTAGTTTCAGCACGCCTTTCTTGGGCAAGTTTTTCTTCTTGTTTCTTAAGTTCAGCAATTCTATCCTCTTCTTGTCTCTTTAATTCCTCACTTTCTTCAGCATATATATTTTGAAAATCTTCTGCAGGTTTCTCTAAATTAAGATTATATACTTTGCGAGAATCTTTATCTCTAAGAATATTCCACGCACCCTGGATTGTCTGAAAATTTTCAGTTTCACCACCTTTATCCGGGTGATATTTAACAGCTAATTTACGATACGCTTTCTTAATTGTAGTATTTGTATTTGTAGGGCTAACTCCCAAAGTATTATAGAGGGTTCTTCTAGACATTCTAATATTATACGGTGAAAAACAACTTCACTCGTGCATTTATCTGAGATCTGCATTGAGGACACTTGGCATATCTAGTCTTATCAATCTCAGAACAAGACTTGCAATATGTGTGACCACATGGCACAAGGACCGTGTTTACTTCATTTTCAAAGCAAATAGGACACATTTTCTTCTGGATATCCTCAGGTTTTACTAGTTCGTCTAATCCTGTCACAATGACTTTACGTAACGAGTTTAGTTTTTCAGAAATTTTTTCTACCTCTGCTTTTTTTGCATTTATTTTCTTTGTTAATTCTTCATTAATTTTATTATTAGATTGAACAATTTCTTTTTGTAGTTCAATATAATGTGTCTGTAATGCTTGAACCCCTGGCTCGTAATGAATTTCACACATCTTTTTCATAGTCTGAATTCCGTATTCAATCTTCACAGTAGAATCTTGAACTTCCTTTAATTGTTCTGTATACAATTCAATAAATTTACCGGCTTCCTTAAATTCAGATTTAAGCCTTTTGAATAAGGAAACCGTTTGTAAATTTGTATTTGTCAGTAAGTCTTCTTCAGATAAAGGTGCTCCATGGCTCTCTCCTTGCCATGTTACTGGTGCCAACCTCTCTTCCAGGAGGTCTGTGTATGCAGATTGAATTGCATTTTCATCTAATAGATCAGGTAGATTCCCTAGATTTCCAAGTGATACAAGAGCAAGTATTCTTTCTTCATAGTTATTCATTATTATACTATATCTAAAGTCTCTCTTTAGATATTGGGCTGCGCCGTTTTGCCTTTGCCTTTAGCTTTTACATTGAAGGCACAGGTTCAAATTGGTCTTCAAAGGTTTTAGGACCTTCTGTTTCGGTGGCAATCCACTCTGTTCGCAAGAGTTCCCACCAGGAATTCCAGTCTGCGGAACCCTCTGGAATAATATATTGATCACCAATTCGTTGGGCCTCCTGTCTGATAGTAAGACGAGGGACCCTTCTTGAGAAAATCTCTTCTCTTCTGGATGCATAGCGAATCAGTTCGTCTACCAGGCGTAGATAGAGCATTCGGGGCACATTTATTATACTACCATTAGGAGAAATAGAGGCTGGAGTATGAATTCTGCATTTATTTTGTCCTTGGCTTTGCCCTTGGCCTTCAGCAGCAGAATCAGGAACCCATTTGCATCTACCAGAGCATGAAGACTCGGGCTGGGTTATACAGTCTACACGCAAGAACCCAAGCTCAGTAGTTTCACCTTGATCTTTTGGCTCCAGCCATCCAGTGATCCTAGCTTCTAATAAAATATCCAGACGCTTTCTTTTCTCAAACAACGGTAAATCATTGCGCTTTAAGATTTGTTCAAGTTTCTCGCGAATTTCTTTGCCAGCAGATGGTCTCGCTAACCAGGATGCAAAACTGAGGCGCAGATGTTGATAGACATCCTCAATTTCATCCTGGATACTTGATGTTTCCAGCTTAATATATTTTCCCTCCATTGGGTCCTTTACTCCAGCATGCGCAAATGCTTCCTCTCTCACCTTGGAATCATATGCAATTGTCTTATTATTGTCCCATTCAAACATTTCTATTTGTTCAGGCTTATTCAGCCCAGATATTTCTCCTCCAGATGGTGCTTTAGCAGGAACTACGAATTTATTCCTTAATTCAACGCCCACAACTTCACCATTCTGTGTTCTCAGACGCCTTGGTTCATACGCTGCCGAAAAGGGTTTAAATTTTTCCATAATTGTTTTTCTATAAAAATCAACAATTACATCTGCTGGTGCAGGCTTGAAATCATCCCAGTCAAAGAAAACATTTCTATTTAAATGCATAGACCCATCATCTGAGACTGGAATGGATATCATTTCAGAAGAATCATCTAGTTTATATGCAACACCAACCATATGATTATAAGAATCACGAATGATTGCATTGGGTTGTGCCACATTTATTCCCTTTATGAGACTACTGGCTGAAATGAGAGAATAAGGATCAAATCCGAACTGACTGGTAAAGGGTCCGCGCTTATTAGAGCAGTTATCTAAGAACTCCTGGTAACGTTTTTCAATAATTGGTGGCCAAGGTCTTTCTGATTGTTGAAAATACATCTTGGGCCTATGGCGACTTCCAGTAGCGGTGGTAACACCGTCAACATATATCAGAGGCTCCCATCCATAATTCTTAAAAATTTTCTTTTCTGTGTATTTTTCCCTAGTGATCTTGGTATAGTGGACTATAAATGCAATATTTGATTGTTTTTGTTCTTCAGTAATAGGATAAGAGGGATATCTTATACGCTCAAACTTAATTTCCTTTTTAAATTCAGACTTTTCACCCTTTTTAATTGTTACTTCCTCAATTGAAACTTCTAGGATAATCAAAAGAAGTCCTCTCTTAAGAATAAACCCTGGTTCAGCCAGGGCTTGATATAGGAGACGAACATCTTTTTTCTGTTCATGATTATCCATGAAATCTTTAAAACATTCATAGGAATTCATTAATCGCTCTATTGCAGGAATATTTGTGCTGGATAATTTATCTACACCGAGCTGCTCGGATGACCAGGCTCGCATTTGATTTTGTGTTTTTGTCTGGCACTTTTTGAAGAATTCATTTACTAGATTACCACTATTCATTTGGAGAAAACGTTTAGGAGTTATAGGTGTGTCAAAATATTCATCAATGAGTTTTTTTGCATTTCCTTTATCTTTAAACATTATTGGAACAAGTGCAGATAAAAATGCACGATTTAAGTCAGTATTGTCAACTCCTAGACGTAAGAATCCCTTGGCAGTTGGTTTTAGTTTTCTCACAATATCACGACTGGCAAATTTTTCTGAAGTTGAATTTTGCTCAAAATATGCATCTAAGGCCTCTGGTAGCAGCCCAATTTGTGGACCTGATTTAGGATCTGATGCTGCACCTGGTTTTGGAACTACGATTTCTAGGGGGATACGTGATGCATCTACAATAATCTTGACACTGACTCCCTCAATTACCCTGAAAAAATCTGGCTCATATGAGCTATCTAGGGGCGCTGGCTTTATTTCACCTTGACCTTCTGGTTCTTCCACGGTAGGCAAAGTAGCTTTTACAGGTTGTTTAGATTTTGCAAGCGTATATTTTTTTCTTTTAACTACAGTCTTTCCCATTATAGTATCTGCTAATGGTTGTGCTTCAGCTTCAGCTTCAACTTCAGCTTGAACTTCAGCGTCAACTTCAGCGTCAGCTTCAGCTTCAACTTCTTCTTCCTCAGAAGATATATAATCAGATTCAGAAGATGTTGCACCTGGCTTAGGAACTTGTGACTGCGCTAATGCCTTAGGAACTTGTGACTGTGCCTTAGGAACTTGTGACTGTGCCTTAGGAACTTGTAGCTGTGCCTTAGGAACTTGTGGCGGTGCCTTAGGAACTTGTAGCTGCGCTAATGGCTGAACAACTGCCTTACCCTCTGCCCTAGTTATCGGCCTCAACCCAAGTTTAATAAATTCTTCATTATTATCACTAGTAAATCGTTCATTTGGATCTGCAAAACAACAAGGCAGTGACATTCCACTTGGATTCTTCTTCTTTTCAAGAAATCCAATATATATTTGGCGCTCTGTGTCAGATCCAGGGCGCGTCTTACGTTGTAACACAGTCATATTTGGATCACGGTCAGAATCCTTGCTAAAGGAATCTGGATCTACTAGAACTCCTCTGCAAAAAGGGCATGAGTTCACTGGCTTTGGAGCACCCTTGCGATCTACTGGAGCCTTGAAATCCTTGTAGCGAACCATTAGCCTGTCGCGCACACAAAAGAGACGTGGGCAGAAATAGTAGTTAACTCTCTTAGCTTTAGAACCATATTTTACAAGAGTAATAGTTTCTTTATTTTCGCTACTTGGATATTTTTTATCTTTGAATGTGCCATCAAATGTTCCTGTTTCATTCTCATCTTTTGATGGCTGTCCAACACGACCTTCACCCTTTCCTTCACTCTTTCTCCTAGGAAATACTACCTCCTTAGAAGATTCATCTGGGTAAACAATGAAATCAATATCATCATCGTCCTCATATATTCTTATCATCTCACTATACTCATCCTTGTCTAGAACAATTGGCTGACGTGATTCATTTGCAGCACAATGGCTTACGTATCCACGTTCTCCACTGCCTGCTGTTGAATAATTAAATACATCTGCGTCTGCGATTTTTAATTTATCAATGTAATATTTTTTAACTTTGATGGCCTTGTCATCGGTTGGTTTCTTAAATGCCTCTGCGGCTTTTACATCTTCTTCTGTCATACCTGGAGGGATTACAAGTGTTTTCTTCCCTGCACCTCCAGAGGTACCACCCTTCATAAATTCAGGAATATTTTCATTATTTGGAAAAAAACTGTTTTCATTTTCTTCCTTGGCTTCAGGGGCTTCAGCAGCAGCAACTGCAGCATTAGTAATTTTAGCAGCTTCAGCAGCAGCTTCAGGGGCAACTGTAGCTTCAGGGGCAACTGTAGCTTCAGGGGCAACTGTAGCTTCAGGGGCAACTGTAGCTTCAGGGGCAACTGTAGCTTCAGGGGCAACTGTAGCTTCAGGGGCAAC